TCCTTGATTTCGTGGGTGCAGCACTTCCACAGGTCGTGGTAGAGGAACCACACGGTTCCCATCTCGTTCAGGTATTCCAGATTGAAGTCCTTCAGGTACTTCCTGAGGACGTCGTTCACGCTCTCGCTGCCCTTCTGCAGTTCCAAGGGAACATTGAACCACGGAACCTCTGCGGTGATGGGGCCGCGGGGCTTGCGCTTCTGGAAGTCAGCGCACAGATCGTCAAACCTTGCCATCGCTCCCACCCCCGCAATATTCGTTGTAGATGCGCTTCAGCTCTCGCACAACGATGCCGTCCTCGATGTCCTCCAACAGATCGTCGAGGTTCCATCGTGCCAATTCAAGACGCTGTCTTGCCTGCTCTTTGTTGACGCGGCGGTATTCCGTGGGCAGGTCGTGGGCGTTTTGGAGGATGCTCTGGCACAGTTCGATTTCGCCGCAAAGCTCTTCGAGTCGATAGGCCACCCTCGACACTATGCAGTCGTCATGCACAAGCAGAGGCTTTCCTTTTCCAATCATTCCGCACTCTCCTTTCCTACGAAAATGCCGGCGTACACAGCGCCGTCAATCAGGTAATGGTAGAACTGGTGTCCCTCAGGAACCGCGTCTACCGTCAACTTCGTCTTCCGCATCACCAGCGGATGGGTGCCGACCATGACAACATATTCGCCGTCTGGCACGAGCTGCTTCATCCACTCACTCGGTTTCTCCGAGCTGTGCGTCGTGTTGTCGAACAGACTGATGGCCGGCGTTCCCGTGATGGGCGGAGGCGCGAAGAGCGTCGTCTGCTCCCACATTGAGTCCGCCGTCATGCAGTTACTCATACTGCGCACGTCCCTTCTTGGCCTCAGCCATGATTTCCTCGATGTTGTTTCGGAGTAGGAAGCGGTAGTCCTGCATCCGCTCCTCCAAAATCTCGGCCGCTTCTCTGCGGACGGCCTCTGGCGTAATGTTCTCGCAGTTACAATGCACGGCCAGAATCAGATCCCTGAACGTGAACCCGTCGAGGATGTTGTCCTCGGCGCTCACGTCGTCACCCAGCTTCCATCTCTTGCGCTCAGTCTCCATTCCCGTTCCCTCCAAATACCGCCTCAATGGCTTCGTACCAAGTCGTATTCTCGCCGACGTTGCAATCGGTCTTCTGGAAGAAGTAGCTCACGATCTCAGGGATGCTCTCCTTAGCCTCCTCGAAGGTGATGCCGTAACTGGTTTCAAACTCTTTCTCGTATTCGGCTCGGTCTTCGTCGGAAACGGCGTCCAGATCTTCGATACCGAACGCATACGAGGTCAGCATACGGAGCGCGTCCGCTTTGCGATACTGCATCTCCTGATACCGGTACGCCGCCTCGATTTCTTCTGGGGCCATCCGGTAGGACTTGCCATAATACTCGAAGTCAATCAGCTCTCTGGTGTTTTCCATCGTAATCATTTTGCTTCCTCCTGAATTACCTTCTGAACCAGCTCGTTCATGCAGTCGAAAAACCGCTGTGAGCAGGCAGCGCCTTTGGCCTTGTAATACTGCAGACCGTCGCACCTGCCGTCTTTGATGGTGACGTTCGCCAGCTTGCTGCAGATCCATCCCTGCGTTCTCAGAGGAACGTCCACCTTGTACCGGCGCATAAGGAACAAAACAATCGGCTCGTTGTGTCCGACATCCCCCACGCGGTAGTCGATGCGGTCGTTGTTCAGGCGGCCACCCTCTCGGATGATTTTGACGGCTGCCTCGAACTCCTGCTTTGCCTTCGCGTTTATCTCCTCAGCCTCTCGGCGCCGCTTCTCTGCCTCTTCTGCGGCCATTTTTTCTTTCTCTTTCTGGATGTACTCCCGATGGGTCTCAGACAGCTTCACGCACTCGTCCAGCTTGTTCAGGACGCAGGCTCCGACATAATCGGGATGTGTCCTGCCGCCGTTCTTCTCACTCTGGAGATAGAACTTAACGTGGCTCGCAAGCTGCTTGCTGATGCTTGCAACCCATCTCTCAGGCTGGCTCCCGAGGCGCGTAATGGCTTCTTCCTCTCGCTTCATTGCCTCGGACACGCTGGTCGGCTGGTTCCATCCATCCCGTTCTCTCAGCTCATTGAAAAAGGTGGCCCGCCCCTCCTTGCTGCCGTACAGTTCGTTCACCGCAGGCAGGTAGCCGCAGTTGTCGATCATCTGGAACTCCGTCATGCGCAACGGAATCAGATAGTCGTTCACCTCAACGTGCAGGATATAGCGGTCATTGTCACACCGCGGGTACTCGATCTCAGGCTTGCCGTCCTTGCGCCACAGTCGATAGGTCGTGGTTCCGTCGGCAACCTCCTTGATGAACACGGCTCGCATCCGACGGCCGGTGCGATTATACATACCGCCGTCGAACAGCGGCGTCATCAATTTTACTTCAGGCATCTTTATCCCTCCCTAAAATTCGGATTGAAGGTGTCGCTGTACGCGGCCGTTTCATTCCAGTCGTCGTACCGCACCTTCTCGGTTTGCTTCCCGTGTCGGAACGTGATGTTCGGACGGATACGATTTCCGTCTTCCCACCATCCCTGACGCTTATAGCAGGTCAGCCAGCGGGCGAACGGCTCTCTGCAAAGCTGGCGCATGAGGTAGCCGCCGGTGTCGAGCCTGCGCCAGATTTCTGTGCTTTCGCCTTCCATGTCGCAAACGAACTCTACGTCGATGGTCTTCGGCGGGTTTCTCTGCGGGTCGTTCTTATATGCGTTCCATGACACCTTCGGGAACCATTCTCCGCAAACTTTGCTGTACTCCAGCGTCGAGTTCTCGGCGATATATTGCTTTCCGAGCAGGTCAATGTCCTCCTCTTTCATGTAGAGCTTTCCGACATTGCCGTCGGCATCGGTGAACACGACCGTTTTTCGTCCTGTCAGAACGGCGCTGGTGGGGCCTCCGTACGGAGCCGCCTCTTCGGGCGTGATGTCTCTGATCTCGATTTGCATTTCCTCACCTCCATTGAAGCGACCGCATAAACGGCAGAGCCGCCTTCATTCGCTCAACCTCTCTGTACCTCGAAGTTCCCGGCCGCGCCATCTTATGCTTTTCAACAAAGCGTTCCATTTCCTCCAAAGTGCCTGGGCCGTAGCCCGCAGCGTCGAGGATGGTCTGGGCGCCGTCGCAACGTATGGCCTTCAGCGAATCAACGTCGATACTCTGGCCGCCCGGAAACGGCTGGTGCTGGGACAGCCGGCATAACGGGAGATACTCCCCTGCTACGGGATGGCCGATGTTCCAAACCGTATAGCCGAGCGGCACGGCGTTCACGATCTCGTATGTGTGCTCAGGGAACGGCCAGCGCCGCTCCGTGATGTACCGACCGTCCCCGGAGAACGTCGCTTCATACTCGTCCATCTCTCGCCGCCTCCCTCTCATTCCCGTTGACTGTAATCGGCGTCGTATGGTGAAGCCGCGTCCGCTTCACCGTGAACGTCTTGCCGCAGTAGAAGCACGGAAACTTGCAATTCCCATTCCACCCGACCATGTTCGATTTCCCGCAGTGCGGACACTCAATGATGCCGACCACCGGCTTGTTCGCCATCGTCTATTCCTCCCCTCAGTACCAAATCAGGTTGAGGCCGCCGAGCTGTTCCACACGGCCAGTCATCGCCTCAACATCTACGAGCCGCTTGGGCAGTCGCTCGTCTCCGTTCCACGCTCGGATCAGCTCTTCCAGCTTCTTGTCAGGGGTCGGTACGGCGAAGTCGCACCCGAAATTGTAGACCATCTGATCGAGCAACTCCTCGTAGATGCCTTCCTTGCCGGCCACAATTTTCTTTCTCTGGTCGCCGTGAAAATTGATGCTGCCGAGGAACAGTCGCCCGTGCATCATCTTCAGCGCCCGCAACTGCTCGCGGTTCAGATTGTTGTAGGTGTCGTCAGCTTCTCGCAGCGCAAGAAAGCCGCCAGTGCCGCGGACATAGTCGAACTGAGTCTTTCTGGCGAGCGCGAACGCGATGCTGCCCTCCAGCCTTGTCTTCCATGCCAAACTTTTCAGGTTCAGCTTCCCGTTGTTTGCCCACCCCATGTCAAGCAGTCCGTTTGCATCGCTGTTTTCGAACGACCAGAAGTGGTCGCGGTAGACGCAGTCTCCGTTGACGTCCATTTTCCTGTCTCGTGCCTCCGAACGCGAATATCGTATCGGCTGGCGGTCGACCTTGCGGTTGTGCTTTGCATCCTCCTTCGTATAGAACAAAACCGTGTTCTTATCTCCACTCCATCTGTGATAGTCGGGTCGATAAGCAACTACACCCAACTTCGCAGCGATCTCGTCGAGGGCCTTCTGCTGCTGCGTGTACCAGACATCAGTTGCCGTTACCAACTTCATCGTCGTCCTCTCCTTTCAAGGTCATTTCATCTGTGAATATCAGCCGGCCGCATCCGTTGCAAACGAACCCGCCGCTGTCGAACCTGATCCAGTCGGTGCAACCACACTCCGGGCAGGCCGCAAAAATCTTCATGCCGTCATCCTCCGTTCGTAGTCCTTGATTTCCTCAAGCGTCAGCCACTCAGGCTTGCCGCTTTCCGGGAAGCTCCACCAAAGGGCTTTCATGTACTCGATATGGTCGGCCACACTACCGGCACAAAGATACTTCGTGGCCCGGTTGCCATGTCCAAGGAAATACTCGCAATCCTGCTTCATGCGGTCGAGCATCTGGTATCTGAACTGCAGGCTCCATGTCAGAACCGTGCTGACCTTATCGGCCACGGCCATTACTGCTCACCTCCAACAAGTGCTCTCCATCCCGGCTCCTCACCGAGCCACGACGCCCGCAGCCAATCGTTCTTGCAGAAGTACCGGCGATAGTGGCTCGGCATCGAGTTCACCGCGAAATTGCGGATCTGGCGCTTGCGCTCCTTGCCGGTCTGCAAGCGAGCCTCCCAGCCGATAAGTTCGGCCTGAGACTCGTTGATGAACTGGCGGTTGCCATCAACCTCAATGCCAATACGCTCCTCCGTGCAACCGGAGTATGGATTGCGGCAGGTGCCGCACCAGAAGACCTTGCCAACGCTCCCCTTCTTGAACTTGCGGCCGGCAATCACGCGAACCGTGTCGCCGACGTGGATTTTCATTGCCTGCATCCGGTTCGTGCGCCCGTCGAACAAAGACTTGCCGAGCGCCTTCCAGTAGTGGTAGACCTTGCGGAGCACCTCGGGCGTGGCGTCGATCTCAGCGCGGCCACTGCAGGCGCAGCGGGTGGTGTCGAACAGCACCTTCTCGACTTCCTGCTTTTCTTCGTTCCAGCAGATCGCATACCAGTCGGAATCGTCGTAGCCGTTGTGCTCGTACCAGTCGAGGACGCAGCCCTCGTAGTCAGGGGTGTGACCGTCCCCGTAGACGTTGGTGAAAATAGCCATCACTTGCCCTCCTTCATCATCAGGTCGTACAGCTTAGCCTTCAGCTCCATGATCGTCATGTCGCGGTCGTGAACCTCCGCTTCGAGCTGGCCGATTTTCTTCTGAGCGGCCTGCTCAGCGTCAACAGCCTCCCGGCATCTTCTGTGTTCCACATCGCGGTCATCCTTGGCCCGCTTCAGTTCTCCGTTCAGCTCCTTGACCTGCTGGTGAAGCATCTTGTTCTCTTCCAGCGCATCAATGACCGGGAAGTTGCTGTGCTGATTGTAGAAGCGAGTCGCATCCTCCCAGCTCCAGATCTTAAAAGCGACCTGATAGAAATACTTGCTCAGTCCAACGCGGCCAGAGGAATAAGTCCCACGCGGATCGGGTTCGCCGTCGAACCCATTCAGGCGGCCGTTGTCATTGGCGAGCCGAATAAGCTCTTTCACTTCGCTGCGACCGAAAATGTCTTGCGCTCTGCAAATGTCCTCAGGCTTGGTGCTCAGACCGTGTGCCGCTACTTCCTTCAGAAGTTCCTCTGCGGTTTTGATGCTGTCATACTGGCTTGCCATATCGCTGTCTCCTTTTTCTTTTTAAGGGAACCGGAGACTTTCCTGAACTGTTGCTCTGGCTATCTCCGATTATCCATCTGGTTATTTTGTAACTTTATTATACTGCGTTACCTACCTATGTCAATATGTTTTCGTTAATTTTTATGAAGAAATTTTCTTTCTATATTCGTTTCGGAATATGCTCATAAACGGCCCGTACATGGGCTATACCGCTTTGTGGCGTCGGCGGTGTGAATGGATGCAGGCGGCCGTAACGGTCGTGTGCGTGGCCGTACAGGGCATAGCGAGCATACGGCGCATTTGGGTATAAAAAATCACCCTCCCGGTCGTAACCGAGAGGGTGATTTCGTCGTGTTCTTAGTCTTTTGTCGGCCCTTTTTCGATCTGAGTTCCATACTTCTCCACGAACGCGGCGGCCACGCTGGACGGGACTGTCCGCAGTCTGTCCTTGGACGTGTCCGTGTGATACTCCGCCATGAAATACCGGCCTTCGCTGTCAACGTACAGCTCGGTAGCTTCGCCGTCTGCATTGAACTCGTTGACGCCGTCCTCATAGAAGCTGTTCGAGATCGCCTCCGCCGCCGCAGTATCGAATGTAATCTTGTCGCAGTTGCCGCACAACCGGCGGCCATGTCCGCGGACGTGAGGCTTCAGGATCTCGCCGCTCTCACGCATCGTGAAGGTCACATCGACGCCGAGTGCATCCATGATCGCCAGAAACTCGTCGGCTCTGATGCTGTTCCGGTTCAGGCGCAGGTTGAAGTTCTGAGGCGTCCAGCCCATTTGACGGGCAAGTCCCGCTTGAGTGGTCTTCGTTTTCATCAGAGCCGCGTCCATAAGTTCTCTCGATGTCATTTCTTCACCTCCGTTTCGCGTATCTCTGTGCTTGCTATGATACATCGAAACAGATGCAAAATCAACATTTTCTTTGCCGGTATTATCGTTTCCGTTCATATCGTGGAAATTACTCCCCCTAAATCTTCGGAATAGTGCCGCCGTACACGCCGGCCATTTTCAGCCTCCGCAGCGTCCCAATCTGCTTCCGGTTGATGCCGGGGCCGTGGCAGCAGTCATTGTTCCAGACGGCTACGGCGTTCGCCTGCATACAAAGCCACGTCAGGAAGTCATAGTAATACTCCCGAGGGCACAGATCGTTCAGCTCTTGCCGTGTAACACCCCGCTTCTGGCAGGCCAAGGCAATCAGCTTCTCTTGGTGCGACGGAACTGCGTATTCCACGGTCCCGTCCTCCAAAATCACGACCTCCAAATACTGCACATACGTCTGCTTGTGCTTTTCAAGGTCGAACGCGCAGTAAATATCATAGGCCATCGTGTCAGGCCCCCGCCGGTGCCGTCGGGATGAACCCACGGATCAGATCCTCGTACAGTCTGCGGTATGTATCACGCTCAGCTTTTACCGTCGCCAGTTCCAAAGCGGCCTTTGTATCGGTCTCCTTGCCGACGACAGCTTCCCGCTTTTCGACCTGCTGCTCGCGCTCTTTCAGACGCTCAATCAGACCTGGGTACTTCTTGAGGCCCAGAGCTGTCGCAACTGCGATGTCGATGTCACGCATCTCTTCGGCCGTACACCGACCTATGTAATTCCCGAGCCGCTCCAGCGACACCGTATTGATCTGCTCACACATGACCGTGCTTGCCCTACCCGTGCTCAGGATCTTAACGTGGGTCGGCAGGTTGTTCTTCGGCTGCGTCGTGCAATAGGCCACCTGCACGGTTTCGGAGTATCGGTTCCCTTCGTCGCAGGAAACGACCACGCCGGGGCGTCCCGTATGTTCCTCGCTTCCGACCTGAACGCCGAACTTATGGACGTAGAAGATGTCGCCACGTCTGATGCTGAAGCTCATACCCCATCTCTCCCTTCAAAATATCGGCTTCGCTCTTCCGGTGTAGGCCAGTCGGGGTCGATGCCGCGCTTGCGGCGGTTGCGTCGCCAGCCGTTGTAGACCTTCACATCACGTTCGTCGATGCTGTACCCAACGCCGCGTTCGGCGCGGTCGTGGACTAACAGCGGACGCGGATAGTTCGGGTTCCGCGCTCTCAGAACCTCGTATGCGCCAACAGGCTCTTCGAGCTTCCATCCGCTTTGCTTCAGGTATGTCTTGAGGTCGGACAGCATCCCGTGCCTGACCGTCACTCTGTTCTTCATCTGCTCCTCCATTTCCTGCTTCCGGTAAAACCGTTCTCGGTCAAGGAAGTCTTTCGTGGCGTAGTATTCGCCAGCATCCATGCCACAAAAATCAGCCTCGCTCATTCACTCGCCTCCTGACGATAATCTTCAGAACGCCCGAACTTGCCTCAAGCCCTTGAACCTCGGCCGTAAACCAAGGCGGCTTGCCCTTGTAGTTTCTGCTCTCAAAACTGTCCCATTTATCGAAGCGTCTGCGGCCGTATTTGTCATACACCGGTTTTCTGTACTCGGCCTCGCCAGCTTTCTCTCCGATTTCTCGCCCATCAGAGTCGCACACCCTGTATCGCTTCGCCATGTGGTCAAGGTCTTGGACGGTGATGATGCCCGCGCTATTCATCATCGTCCTCCATCGGGTGCCAATGGTAGCGGCAGTCCGGGTTCTCGCATTCTCCGTTGAACATGAGCTGTCCGCACAGCGGGCAGGTCGTCACTTCATACATCTGAGATTCCACAGCTTTTCTCCTCCTTGTCTGCCAGCCGCTTCAACGCGGCCGCTTGCTCTTCGATAAGGTCTGCGGCAGCCTTTGCCACCGTGCCGGCGCATTTGAACCGTGCTGGCCGCTCAAACGCAGGGCATTGCTCCTTCGGACAGCGCCCTGTTTCGATGGCCGATTGATGGCACCGAAGCGCCAAAAGAACTTCTTGCGGTGTCATCAGTCCACCTCCTTGCTGTGGCTTCTGCAGCACTCGCGGAGGCGGGTGCGCATCACGTCGTAATACTGCTTCTCGTTCTCAATGCCTATGTACCGCCGCCCCGTTCTGCAGCAGGCAACACCGATGGAGGCACTGCCCGCGCAGCAGTCGAGCACAACCTCGCCGGGGTTCGTATAGGTAAGCACCAGCCTCTCGCACAGCCATACCGGCTTCTGCGTCGGGTGCAAGTGGCTCGTCTGCTTATCGCTGGGGCCTTTGACAACGCTTCGCGGGTAGCGGTCTGTGTTGCCGCCGCCCTTGACTTCCTTCGTCGCCTTCTGGTAGATCTCAGTGCGGTTCTGTGTGTCGATGTAATGCGTGTAGCTGTTCACCGGCTGATGGCCGTCCGTCTTCTGCGGGTTGTACGTCGGCTGGCGGCGGTAGAAAATCAGGATGTTCTCGTGCGCCCGCATGGGCATCTTCTTCGCGTTCAGATGGCCCGTGGCGTTGCTCTTCTCCCAGATCCACTCATACCGCAGATTTCTCAGGTTGCTGCATCCCAGCACCTTGTCGAATGGCGTCTGTGCGAACAGAGCCACAGCTCCGTTCTTTTTCACTACGCGGTCAGCTTCGCTCCAGAACGCCTCAAGGTCAATCGGTGTGTCCCACTTGCAGTTTGTTCGCCCATACGGCAGATCCGTGAAAAGGAAATCCACGCTTCCCGCCGGCAGAAGCCGCATCCCGTCAATGCAGTCCCCGAGATAAGTCTTGTAGTTCCAGTCCTTGCGCTCCATGTGGCACCACCCTCACTCGAAGTACCCGCATGGCGGTTCGTCGCAATAAGCCTCGCGGTCATGTTCCTCGCACCACCCAACACCGTTTGCGTCCTCGTCCCCGAATCGCTGGCATCCACCGCAGCACATCTCCCGCGGCTCTTGCAGGGCGTGTAAGGCAACGCTGATTGCGGTGTCAAGCTCAGGCTCGAAGTGGCCCTTGCTCTGTTCTCGCTCGATGATGGCGATTGCGTCACTTCGTTTCATCCATCACGCCTCCTTTGCGTCGTAGTGTTCGCACCCTACCGATACGTCGAGGCTTTTCTTGGCGTTCTCGACCTCGTTGTAGCGCCCGGTGACGATGAACATATTGAAGATCGCCAACGACCGCTTCAAGCAGACGTCAACGTGGCGGCAATTCTGACACTTTCGTTCCATTTACTTCGCCTCCTTGTAGCAGTAGTCGGTGCATCCGTCATCGTTCAGGCCCGGAGCCCTGCCGGTGACGAACGGCGCTTTGCAGATCCCGTCAGGATTGAACACGCAATGCTCGGAATCGCACTCGCAGCACAAGCTCGTCAAGAACAATGCCTGTGCAACCTCTCGATCCTTTGGCTCGCCCACAAGCATCAGCTTCGCCACGCCGCGGCTATACCGTTCGTCAAACCACTCCCAGACCTCTTCTCTGTTCGTCCCAGCCGGGAAGCACAGGAACGGGGCCTCGATCTCTTCTGTCTCGGGGTTCATGGGAACATCGCCAAACTCAGCCCAGAGCTGCTCCAGCCGTTTGTCACGCTCTTTCAGCGTTGGGATTGCTTCTGCCCTCTGCTCGTTCAGATAGGCTTCGTAGTATGCGTACTCGTCATCGAACGCACCATCATTGCGGATCTGCTCAAGCGCATCAAAGACCAATGCGGCTACATCATCTTCAGGCATTTCTGTGATGTATTCGTCAGGATCGAGCTCCTCTGCTTTTAAGCACCCGAAGTAGAACCAGTCTTCGCCAATCTGGCAGACAGTCCCGTGCTCCATATTCGGGTCTTTGACGAAACGGACGCTGCCGTTTCGGATGCCTTCACGCACCATATCCTCAGTAATCATCCGAACATCACCTCCTTGAACAAAGCGAGCTGCACAATCTCGTCAGCGCAGGCAGCGTCGATTTGGCAGCAGTCCACAGTGCCGTCTTTCTGCACAGCCCAGTATTCGTCGAGGCCCTGCTCGACCCACAGTTTGAAGCCATTCAGGAACTTCTCCAGATCCAGCTCCCACTTCTCGTCGATGTCCTCGACGTCGTGGAGAACCAGGGCGCCGCCGCGGGCAATCTGCTCATGCCCCCAGTCGGCACAGCGCCGTTCTTCCACAACCTCGGCTTCGGAGCACCAGTAGTTGATGCCGCCCTCCAAAGCCGCAACCATGATGTCGTCGATGTCCTCGACCGTCAGTTTGACATCGCGCTCAGTGTGAACGCTGAAGGTTTGCTTCTTCTCCATGTTGTCCCTCCTCAAAACTTCGTTTCTCCGAAAAGGGCGAACTGCACGATCACGTCCGCCTCGTTCGTTGTCAGGTCATCCAGAACCAGCCGTTCATCCTCAATGCGGATGTGGCAGCTCTCCTCTATGTACTGCTTGATTCCAGCGGTCAGCTTCGCCTTGTCCAGCTCATACCACGTTCCATCGGTTCCTCGGATGGCAATTTCGCCGCCGTTGGACACCTGCTCGCAAACTCGCTTGCCCAGAATGTTACCAACGGCCATCACGCGGTCGGCCCAGCCAGCGATTCCGCCGGCGTTCAGAGCCTCAAACAAAATGACGTCAAGATCTTCCTTCGTGATCTGTACCGCCACTTCCGCTCTCAGGTTGATGTTGTTCATCCAGATACCTCCTCATTTCTTCCGCATCATCGCGGACTTGTTCGTTGAGCCACCGCTTCAACTCAGATCGCTCCCACGATTGCTTCTGCATCGGGCGTACCGGCACCATCGCAGCAATGCCGCCCGTATCTCTGGCAAGCCCTTTGAGAGCGTCGCACCTTTCCTGTGTGGCGGGTACATCCTCGAAAACCAGCGTTGTGCTGCCGCCAGATGTATGTATCGACCTTACCGTGAACGGTTGCCCGCTGATGTTGACGATGTCGCCCGGTTGCAAATCGGCTACCGTCTTCACGTCACTCGCCCTCCTCGTCGTCGATTTCAGGCAGAGCCGAACTCGGATGCTGCCAGTCGCAGTACCAGAACAGGTGTCTTGCCTTCTCCACGTCCCCGCCGCACTCTTCAATGAAGTTGTTGCCGGTGTAGCAGCAACCGACGATTTCCTCCACGTCCTCCGGGCCGTTCGCGGGTTCCGTGACTGGAATCAGGTTCAGGGCAAGGTCGGGAATGTAAATGATGTCGTCGCCCTGTTCAAACCGAGCAGCCTTGAAGATTTCGCAATCCTGACCGTTTCTGAACGCAAACAGGTTGTCCATGACGGCTCCGCCGAGCAATTTCTCGCGCAATTCTGCCTTTGTCATTCCTGAGTGCCTCCTCTGCAAAGACTTTCGCCACAGCCGGGGCAGTAGTCGGGGTAATCGGGAGCGTCGCAGTCCTCGTACCAGATGTGGTTGCACCGGAGGCATCTATACTGCCGCAGTTCCACGTCCTCGGCAGGCCCGTCGCCTGTCTCGTATTTTCTCTGTGCCTTCGCCTCCTGAGCGGCTTCCTTTTCGCCAGCCAGCCACATCATGCACTCGGTCAAATCAGGGAACTCCTCCGTCCAAGCATCACCCGTGCTGTTGTCGATGCCGATATACTCAACGCCGGTCTCCAGCACAAACAGACCGCGGGGGCCACGGTGTTCAATAATGGCGTTTGCCTCCTGCTGGCTGACGTACTTGAACCACCGATAGTCCTCATGTACCACGCCGCAGTTGGGACAAACCCAAAGTGGGGCGTTGTTGCGCTTCCCGAACCTGCCAAAGTAGATGTCCCGCGAAACGTAGCTGCTGCAGTCGGGGCATCTGGTAGCCTGAACCATCATTTCCGCACCTCCTCAGTAGATTGCCCGCCAAGACGGGTCGCTTTCGATTTCGTCGATCCGCTTCTGGTTCAGATCCGCCTCGTCCGTCTCGCCGTCATCGGGGTAGCTGCTCACGTCGAGGTCGATCACATCAAGGTCAACATACACGCCGTTTGCGTTCGTGTACGCCCCCTGTACCATGCCGCCTTTCACGCAGACGACCACATTCACAATAGGCTTGTCTTTCATGCCATCCTCCTTCAGTTCCAGCACAGGTTTCGGATTTCACGGTCCGAGAGTCCAATCGTCCCATCAAGCATTTCAGTAAGGAACTCATACTGCTCGTCTCCGTCCATCCGGTCGGCATACTCCAGAATGTTTCGGACGATCCGCGCCGCAGGGCCTTCAAGGCTGAACTCCTCAAGCAGCCATTCAAACGCTTTTTCCATGTCAGCGGGCACCCGCTCTCTCGTACTCATGCACCGTCCGGTGCTTCCCGTCGTCCTCGATATACGGGCGGTGGATGTCGAACCCGTGGTCGAGCATCACTTGCTGCACCGCATCGACCGCTTCTCCAATGTGGTACATATCCCAATCGAACTCGTCTTCGTCCATTTCCAGCAAGACCAGCAGGAACTCATACATGGCGTTGTCGATTTCGTCCAGACGCTCAATCTGGCGAGGCGACAGCTCTGCTCGGTCATCTTCGCCATCGGACTCACCTTCCAGCACATCCTCCATCACGGACGCCAGCTTGTTCAGCAGCCGTTTGATGTCCTCGGCATCCTTCACAAGCGTCTTGAGGTCAGGAACACCGGACACCCGGCCCTGCGCCTCAATCCACATCTTGGCGTGTTCCTCAGCGTCGAAGTCGTTCGCATAGGAGCGGATCTCGCGTACCATGTCGTCCGCGCTCTGGACGTCACTCGCGCTGATGTCGAAAAAGAAATCTTCACCGGCAGGGCTGTTCTGGATAAACTCCCATTCGGTGTCGCTTTCGCGGACGCACCAGCCAAGCTCCTCGGCTTTATCGAGCAGATCGTCGATGTTCACGTCGTTCCCCAGCTCACCGAGGTCGATTTCGATGACAGGCATCTTCTGGCTGAGGCCCGCGCAGTATTCGCACCAAGCGTCAGTCGGCTCGTCCGTGTCCTCGTCGTAATCACAGAGGGCAAGGCTTTCGATGCCGGCGGCCTGCGCAATCTCTCGCATCACGTCTCCATAGCAGGAGCCGTTGCGCTCAAAGCCGCGCATCCGCTCTTTGATGCTCTGCTCAATGTCATTGGCCCGTTCCTGCGGAACGATCATAACGCTGTCCATCCAGCGGTTCGTTTCGGATTTGCACCGAATGGCTACCGTGTTTTCACTCATATCGTCTGTCCTTTCCTGCACATCCGCATTGACGCGGACGTAATTTCAAATTAGCCACATGGAAACCAACACCCGTAGAAGCCCCTGAGAGACTCTGTATGGCACGTTTCCGTGCGGTGGTGAAAGTGTATGCTTTCCGCCGTAGAGCACGTTCTCGGTCTTGTGCGTCGGTTTTGGCGGGTGTTACGCCTTGCTGTTGGGACTGCTCAGTAGCTCCAGCTCTCTCTCGATGGCCTCGTCGAGCCTGCGAGAGAGGTTCCAAGTGAGCCATGCGTCTTTCGGTATGTAATCACCGTCGCCTTGCCCCACCGGAAGATAGAAGCCGTCTCTCACAGCCTGAACCATTCCGTAATCCGCTCGGCTCTCTCGCCAAGCGTCAGTCAGCTTGACCCGATGCCTCTGAAGCTGTTCGAGCGTCATCCGCCCGATGTCCTCGGTAAGCAGCTTCCTCGCCTGTGCTATCTTCATCTGTGCTTCCTCCTACAAGATGCCGAGCTGCCGGTTACGGTTATGTACGTCAACGCCGATCTCACCAATGGCGGCGAGTAGGTCGCGCTTCTCTTCTGTGTCGTTGGACTTCTCCCAGCGGTCGATAGCCTCCTTCAAGGCGTCGATGTAGCTGGCATTCGTGCGGAGCAACTCCACCGCCGTCTTATTCATTCCGACGCCTCCATTTCATCGACCAGTTCCCACCGGGTCTTGTACTGCTTCTGGATTTTCCAGTCAACGATGCGCATATCGTTGGCGGCGTCCCCGTCGATCACAATGTCGATGCCGAAGCCGCCGCACATCTGCGTCTGGGTATGGGCGCCTTTGCTGCGTTCGCGGATCAGCGCGTTCAGAGCATCGACCGCGGCCTGCTGGCTCTTGAACGTATGGCGGCCGACCCAGTTCATTTCCTGCCAGCCCTTCGCCATGTTCTCCAAAATCCAGAACCCACGGCCGCTTCGCTTCATCCACGCATCCTGATAGAGAACGCGCCATACCGGAATCAGTTCCACGCCGTCAACAACGATCTTCTTGTCTTCCATGTTTACGCTTCCTTTCTGGAGCAAAGCTCCGGTTGATACTGCAGAACCTCTTCGATGATGTGCTTGGCCTTGACGATGCCGAACTCCTGAAGAAGCTGCTGCGGCGTGTAGATGTCCGCCATCCTGACCGACCGGCGGCCGGTCGTCGTGTACGCTTTCTTGAGCGCCGTCTTGCTGGTGTACTCGGTGCTGAACGCCCAGCGCATATACTCGGAGCCGCACTGGTTGCAGTTGCCGCTACGCTTGACGAAGTAATACGCCTTCCCCATAGCTGTTCTCCTTATCCGTAAATCTGAGTGACGATCTCAACGCCGGCATTGATGGCTGTCGGGATGTCCGTCCCGAGTTGCCGGTAAAAGTCAGGATGAACAATGCACTCATAAGCTCTGCACATCGTATCTCTCTGCTCCGCCGTGATGTTGATGCGGAAACCCTTTGCAATCCGAAGGGCCTCTTTGAAGTTGCCCGCGGCTACGGCTTCGCGCACGATGTCAGATTTACGTTTCATGGTCTCCGTCCCTTTCTAATTAGCCGGTTGGTTAATTTGTAACTTTATTATACTGCGATACCTACCTATGTCAATATGTTTTCGTTAATTTTACAAATTATTTTTCTGTATCATATTCATATACGTTTATATTCGACAGGCAGAAAAAGACGGCCCCGGCACAAGGCCGAGGCCGCCCACTCACGCTTCTGCGGTCACTATGTACTTCTTGAGCTCAAGCAGCTCCAACAAAATCGCGTCGATTCGCCGGTTGATGGCGTCGCTTCCAGCTTTAGGGGGAGGTGTCGGCTTCTCGGGGACAGCTACCTGCGTCGGTGCTGGCAGCTCCGTCGGCGTCTGCTCGTCTGGCTTTCCCAGCTTACAGGCGAACACCTTGCCCTCGATCCATGCCCTCGTTTCCTTGCTGCATCCGAAGATGTCCAAAATCATCCGCCCGCAGCGTTCGGTCACGAAGTACATCGGCACAGACCGGCGGGATGCGCCGCCCGTCTTCCCGTTGACCGGAAACGGCAGTTTCACCAGCTTCACGTCGCTCTCGCTCTTTGCTTCGCGCTGGCACCACTTGGTCGGATAGGCGCAGCCACAGGCGGCCAGCAGATCCCGTGCCGCATACATCGTCTCGCCTTCGTTCAGGAGAACGCGGACTGCGCTTCCCTCCTGCTCCACCACGGCTACTCTGCCAATGAAGCTCTTGACGGTCTCGCTCATACCGCACCGCCTTTCTCCGCTTCACGGTTCGCAAAGTTCACCGCGAAGATGGCGTTGCAGACCTCCATGTGGCCGGCGAACTCTTCCATCTCACCCATCAGTGCGTGAACTCTGTCCTTGATCTCGTAGAAGGCCAAGGCGCCTCTGTCCCTCTTCTCTGCCTCTCCCTCGGCCATGTCGAGGAAGTAGAAGTAGGTGGACTCGAACATCTCCAGAAATACATCCAGCTTTACCGCGTCCGCTCTCAATTTGTCGGGGGTCGTCATCATAAGTGTATTGCTCCTTTCGTCGTTCTTGACAGCGGCCGGCAGCCATGTTACACTTACCTTGCTCAGAGGTGTGTAACGCAGTCACAGGTGGCTGCTGAACCGCCGGAACCCTTGGTGTTGCAAGCACTGAGGGTTCTTTTTTGTTTCCTGTGATTTGATTATAACATTTTACCTACCTAAAGCAAGATAGGTGCGCGGTAATAACATTTAACCGTTCGGATAACAGCAAAAACGCGAAAAAGCCCTGCGTCAGACGACGCGGGGCTATACTCGTTTTTACGCTCATATACTTTGCCTATCTCTCTTTCAGAATGACCCCAGCCATCTCCGCAAGCATCTCGATCTGGGACGGCGTCGGATCGGACTCAGAAAAAATTTTTTGAATTTTTTCGGCCTCCGTGCCTTCCACGAGGTCTGGCAGGATATAATTCGGTGAAACTCGTAATTCGCGGCATAAAGTGGCGAATACCGGCAGGCTCGGCAGCTTCTTACCGCCCTCGATCTGGCGCAGATATGTCGAATTGATGTTGCAAGCCTCTGCCAGCTTCTCAGCCGTCAGGCCGCGGTCTTTCCGGGCTTTGTTGATTCTCGTTCCAAATAGCTTCTTGTCCACTTTTTGCTCCTCCAATGATGTATGCTGTCGGTTCATACCACCTCTTCTCATAGCTTACAGCCCCGTTGACGCTCACGAAATCCACTGTTAGAATATAGGCCATGAGCCAGTAGACTATACCACATGAACGGAGGATATTTTCATGGGTCTTTCAGGGTCTAACCTCTACCGCCTTTCTGGCGGCACTGTCATCCCGGCCAGCGAGGCTCTTTATCCCGCAGAGGCCGACCTGCAACAGCTTATTGCAGAAAACCCGCAACTGCTGCTCGGCTCCCCCGGCGATGGGCAGCGTCTCTATCTGCTGCGGCGTGAACAGCCCGTGCGCGACGCACCGGACGGGCCAGCTCTTTTCTCCATTGACCATCTCTTCGTTGACCAAGATGGGCTTCCTGTTCTCGTCGAGGTGAAGCGGAGCACCGACACCAGAATCCGCCGCGAGGTCGTGGGACAGATGCTCGACTATGCTTCCCGTATGCGGGCGTGGAGCGCCAGCGAACTTCGCGCGTCCACCGCCCTGCTGGACGTGCCAGACGATTTGTGGGCCGCCCTCGACAGCAACCTGAAAGCTGAACGGATGCGGCTGATTTTCGCAGCCGACTCCATCCCTGACTCTCTGGCTTCCATGATAGACTTCCTCGACCGCAGCATGGACGCTATCGAGGTCTGCGGCGTCGAGATCAAGCGGTACGTTTCCGAGGACGGTGCCGAGCTAATCTCCTCCACGATTGTCGGCGGCGGCAATTCGCCCGTCAAGCAGGCGGCGCGATACTCTACCATCTGGGACGCCGACAGCATGGCCGAGCAACTCAGTCAGCGTGGGAGCGCAGCTATCGTTCCGGTTGTCACCGCTCTCGCATCGTTCGCCTCCAGTGCCGGACTGCAGATCAGTTATGGTCGCGGTACGAAGTTTGGCGTGTGCAGGGCGCTTCGGAACGGTCGCAAGGTATTTAGTGTGACCTCATGGGAAAAGGGCCATACGGGTCTCAGGACGGCCGTTGAGGTATCTTTACCGTCGTTGGTAGACCAGACCTGCGGCACATTCGAGGAAGATGCGCTACGTTCCATGCTCCTGACGTTCCCCGACGCTTCCCCAGCCGACGCCGAGCAATTCATCTTCGGCTCCAGCCAGTTCCAGTATATCGACCTGCGATTACTTGCAGAGCCATCAAACCTCTCGCATTTCCAGAACGCCATCACTCAAATCGTTCAGGCCATCCCTGAAGAATAAGAAAAGCGGCTACGCCCCGAAATGGAGCGTAGCCGCTATTTTACTGCCCTCTGGAGCCGCTGGAGCGTCGCAGAATGATGGATTGTATGCCGGCGGCAACGTAAATCGACCTACGCTGGTCTTTACCGATGCCACAATTCCTTGGAAACCTCGGCCAACTCTTCTTTGAGTGCAGAGAGTCGTTCCTCGAACTCGTACTCTGTGATTTCGCCCGTCTTCCGCAGGCCGCGGAGTATCGAGATCTCCTGTGGGATCTCCGCATAGCGTTTCCGCAGGTAGTCGATGCGCGAGTCCTGCTTCGCAATCTCCTGCCGCCAACCCTCCCAGAGCGGCGTCGTGAACTCTTTCCATTCCAACTCTGGTAGGGTCACGCTCAGGTCATCCCGCGCTTTATCGTCCACGTTCAGCGGCGGATGAAGCCGCAGGATGTAGTAGATCTCGTACAGGTTCATATCTGCTTCGCTTCCCAGTTCCGCATACTCGATTTTCGTCACCTGCTCTATGTTGACGGTGCGGTGCATCGGCTTACTGAACAGGTGGCCGCGTATTCTGCTCTGCAACGGCTGCTTGGTGCGGCCAACGTACACGAGGCAGTTTCCGTACCAGATCCGATAAATCAAGAACCCTTGTACTCTCATTTGACGCACCTGAAACCGGCGAACTGCGCCAGACCTGCGCTCCCGTCCGGGCATTTACAAGGAATGTGCATCGGAACATTGTTGCGCGTGAACGGGTTCGCCGCGAGCTGCTGGTGCTGGATCACCTTGCCGAGCAGGGCTGGGAGCATTTCCGTCGGCACCTCTTGAGGCTGCGATCTGGACAGCAGCCGACCACACAACGGGCATTTGTAAACCGGTTGATACTTCATTCCGCATACCCCTCCGGTCGTTTCTCCCAATACGCAGAACGCTGCGCAATCGCCATGTCGATCAGCCAGAACTTTTCACGTTCATCCATCAGGACATCGACCGACCATTGCCCTGTCAGTCCTTGCACGTCCCGCATTGCATCAGCGACCTTATCCTGAACGGCGTCCTTGAAGTGCGCGTACACGCCTTCCAATCTCTCTCGCTCATGCTCAAAAACGATCTTGTCGGTGGCATGGTACAGGTGCGGGTAAACGTAGTCGTAGTCCCAATAGTTCGCGGTGAAAATCGGCTCTCTGGTGTCGAAGTCGTAGAACACGCGGAACTCGGGCCGTAAGGGTAGGCCGTTGTAGATGCAAGGCGTCATCCCCACGGAACTTTCGATGAACTTTCGCACCACGATTTCGTCCGCGCCTTCTGCTCCGCAGCATATCGCCTCGTAGTTGATTAGGATGATCGCCCGGGACAGCTCATGCAGACCGTACAGGTTGCACGTCCCATTCGCATTGAACTTGTTGCTGAAGCGGCCATTCTTGACGAACACATGGCCGGTCAGCCCCATCTCTTTCAGCTTCGGGATGACGCGCTCCTCCAGATACGCCTTGACGGTCTCTTCGTCCTCCTTCGGGTGCTCCATATAAAATGCCTCGTACAGTCGCTTCACATACTCCGGTTCCTCCTCCGCACTCGGCAGCTTCGTGTAGAACGTCAGCGGTGTCGGGATGCCGCAGTCCTTAATTTTCGGATACCAGAAGCTAAAGTCGTTCTCGTGCTCTCTCGTGTAGTCAAACATCTTTTGTCTCCTCCTCTTCGTATTTGGCAAACTCCTTTGCCGTGTCGAGGAATTGCACTCGCTGGGCCTCCGCCAGCCCAACCGTGCCATCCCGTCGTTCCAGTATGGCATAGGCGCCGGCAACAACGCCGCCGCCATGCCCGCCACGCATGAGCGACGGCGGCACGATCTGCGAGATTTGCGTGAACCCGTGGAACAGGTAGAGCTCTTCGCCCACTTTGCACGGGCGCAGCTTGTTTGTGTTCATTCTTGCCCTCCTTAGTATTTCAGTCGCACACCCTCAGGCAGCGGCGGCATCTCACGCCAGAACCGCGGCACCCACACAAATGGAACGAACGTCGGGCGTTCAGAGCCGCAGAGTCTTTTCCACACGCAGCTAAAGATGTGACCGTAGGAGTCCTTCGTCAAGACCTCTTGCCCCTCCCGTGGTTTTTGCTCTTTGAGCGTGTGCCATCCATTCTCCAGCATTGGCATCCACCATTTCACATGAACGTCCGGTTCCAAGCCGTCCGGGCGAAAGAGCGGCGCCTCCTTCGGGTCGTATGCTACGAGGGAGCCATCGCTCACATGGCCCCATTTGCTGATAATCAAAACTTTCTCGCCAGCAGGCGGTAACGCCTCTTTCGTGGCCGTCCATCCGTGCGCCATCATCAACCTCCATCACCGAGCATAAGCTGGCCGGTCTGGAACACCTCATAGAGCGTCTTCTCATTCCGGTCAATCAGCTTCGGGAAGAACAGCTCGTCCATCGTGGCCTGCTCCGTCTCCACGAGGGCGACCTGCGCGGCGATCCAGTCCTTCAGGTTGCGCCACGCGATGCGCTCGGCCTGTTCGTCGTCGCACTTGGTACGCTCTTTTGCCATCACTGCCTTAACGCCGTCCGGTCGTGCTTCCAGTCGGAAACCATGCAGGGAGCCGCAGCAGTCCAGCGCGAATGTGACTGCCGTGACTTTGCCGTTTTCGGCGTAGTCCATCATCACCTTTCGCGCTCCGTGCGCGGCGAGGATGCCTTGGATCTCGCCGACGGTCTGAACCGCCGGCACCTTGGTCGTGTAGTTCTTAATCGGCATCTGCAGCCCTCCTCTCAGTCGATGAACCGGATGTTCTCCGCCGCCGTGCTCCACACCTTGCCGTGCTCGTCCTCGACAATGCCCGTTGTGACAGGGACGGCCCCATTATCGAACTCCTCGAACGTGCTTCCCCATGTGTGGAACCATGCGACAAATTCATCCTCGCGCCACCCGTCGTTCGTGCGCTCATACACATGGGCGATACACTTGCGGCAGTTCGGCGCAGGCGGCTTCCCACGCAGAGGCCCTCCCTCTTGCCACGGGCGGAACTGCTGGATCTTTTCCAGCAGGCCCTTCGGATTGCCGTCGAAGAGCAAGGCTCGGTCATCGACATAGACTTTTGCGGGCGGCTTTTCCGCCGCCACATCATCGACCTCAATGCCGTTCTCCCGAAGGTAGCGCCGCACCGCTCCCATGCCCTCAGGCGTGGCGCATCTGGTGGACACGACCACCACTCTGTACCCCGCAGCTCTGATCCGCTTGATTTCTTCGTCAATGAGCGGCACGGGCGGGTCGGGTACAACGTCTACGCCCTGCCAGCCGCTCACATAGGAATGGATGACGCCGTCAAAATCCAGCACCACATTCGGCTGGTACTTCATCTCCCAAGCCATTACTGCGCCTCCTTGCCGGTTCCGGTGCTGCCCCAGCCGCCGCGGTTCGGATTGCCGAGATCCTCGACCTGCTCGAACTCAACCGGCTCGTCCTGCTTCACGAGGCGGAACTGGCAGATGCGCGTCCCCTTCGGGATCTCCGTATGGCGGATTGCCACCGCAGGGAAGCCCCAGATGTCATCGTTGCCGCAGTAGCTATGCTCGATGATGCCCACGCTGTTCGCCATGATGACGCCGAAGTTCTTGCAGGTCGAGCTTCTGGGGACGACCTGCGCGTAGTAGCCAGCAGGCAACTCCATCGCAACGCCGAGCGAAATAATTTTGAAGTCCAGCGGCTCCAGAGTGGTGTCCTCGGCGGTGTAGAGGTCAACCCACTCGCCATGCGACTCAGGCAGCGGGTTCCCGTGCGTGTTGATTCTGACTTTCATTTCAAGCCCTCCTTGATGTTTCGTATCTGTAATCGTAGCCATCGAGCCTGTACGGGTCTTTCACTTTACCCGTACATCTGGCCCAAATGGCGTTTTGACTGATGTAGTTCTTCTTGGCTGCCTCTCGTCCTGAAGAGTAAATGGCAACCACTTGACCGTCCTGATCGACCTTCATCACAGCCTTGCGTCGGTTCGCGCTGGAAAGTTTGCCGCTGACCTGCTTGCTGGCGAATGAGAGGTTCACCAGCTCGCAATCCATCTTCGCCCCGTTCCGATGGATGATGTTGTACCCCGGCCGGCGGCCTCCCATGAAGGCGTCGGCCATGAGCCATACGACGGGCACATCCACCTTACGGTTATCCTCCGTCCGCATCTTCACGCAGGCGCGGGTTCGTCCGCTGATGTACGGCTTCAGGACGTACCACTCGCCGCTCTCCAGTTCTTTTCGGACGACCGCCTCGCGGTTGATTTGGTATCGGAAACGGTAGCCGGGGATTTCCACCCATTCCGCGCTGTCAGGCGTTTGGCTTTTACACCGCTTCGCGCTCATGTCTTTTCTCCCGTCTCGTCCAGATAGGTCGCCTGCAGATCGGCGATGTGCAACAGGACAGCCAGCGGGAACTTCTCGAAGGCATTGCCGACGCTGTACCCACCGCCCTTGAAGTCGTTGTCGGAGAAGCCCATGTGCCAACGGATCGCCATAGCCTCCTCACGGCTCAGGCGCATAAACCCAGAAACGATGTAGACGCTCTTCTCGCCATGCCCGTAGGGTAGCTTGTCATCGACCACATAGAACGGGTACTGCTCCCACCTGCCCTGATCGTTCTTGCGGTTACGCATCTCGACCGCGTAGAAGTTCGCCTTGCAGATGTCGTGAAGCAGGCCGCAAATCGCAATCGTCTCCATCGACGGCTCATTGAAGCCCGGAGTGATGGTTGCTTCGTTGGCGCAAATCGCCTTCATCCGCTCAAACACATGGAGGCTGTGCTCCAACAGACCGCCGGGGCTGGACAAGTGGAAGCGGGTGCTGGCCGGTGCCGTGAAGAAGTCCGAGGACTCGATCCACGCCAGCAGCTTGTCCGCGCCCGGTCGCGTGATATTCTCTGTGTACGCTTTGATGAACTTGTCTTTCATGCTCATATCCTCCTCAAAAATACATCATGCTCAGCGCCCATGCCGCCAGATGCAGAACGCCCGCAGCCGTGAACAGCGCGATATAGACGTGCTTGCCTCGGCCGCTCTCGCCGATGACGCCGACGGTTGCCAGCACCATCACGATCATCGTAAACACCTGAAAGAACTTCACTTCACATACGCCCCCTTCCATGCCTCGATTGCTTCGTCGCAGAACTCCCCATCGCACTGGCCGACGACGCCCTTCCTGCCTTCACAGTATTCACACAGATCCGTTTCGAGCATATCGACGATCTGGTCATCGGTCATGTCCCCGTAATACTCGCCGTTGGTGAGCTTCACGGCAATGAAGACGCGCCCGCCGTCAACGAACTGCTGACAGAGCTTCAGCTTCCACTCACCCAGCACAGCCTTGTGCATCGTCTTCGTTGTGCGAGGGCCAAAACGGACGATGAACCAGTCGTGCTCCAGCAGCTCGGCCACGCTGTCAACACGGTCGCCCTGCTTGTACTTCCTTTTCATTTTCATACTCCCTCCTAAAATCCATTCCATATCTGCTTGCCGTGATACTCGAAGCACTCGGCGTCGCAGCAGTCTTCGTGCGTCAGATCCGCAAGCCGTTTGCGGCTGCGGGAGATGAACAGGTTGGAGTCCATAGGCGGCTTCGGGTTCTTATCCCTCAGCAGCTCGTCTACCTCCAGCAGCTTCGCGTAAGTCTGCGGCTGGTGTTCCTTGAGGTTCTTGAAGAAATAGTTTCGGTGGAACGGGCAAAAGCAGCAGGCGGATGCCTTTGTATCCAGCCCCCAGACATCCAGTATGTAGGCGTAGTTGTCAGCCCTCGTCAGCTCCATGTCCGCCAACGGGAAACGGTTCACAAACATCGGATTCGGGCTGTCCTTGCACCGCTGTCTTTCCTCGAAGCTGAACCCCATGTGCATCTCGTGGGCCTTCTTGTCCTCGTCGCGGAGCCGCTGGCCTTTCTTGTAGCCGAGCACTTCCCAGCGGACGAACTTTGAGATGCGCTCCACCTTGTAGTCGAGGGTGCAGTTTCGCGGCATCCTTGACTTGTGACCGTCATCCCGCAGCGTCCACCATGGGATGCTGACCGTGCGGCGTCTCCCGAAGTTCTGCATCAGATCCCGATGCAGCGGCGCGTCCAGCATCTCATATCGAATGCCGGCGGTGTCACAGGCTCGGTGTACGAACTCGGCCTGTTGCATGACCCACGTGGGCTCGAAGCCGAGGTCGCAGAAGACGACCAGATCGTAAACCGGAACCAGAGGGTACGGGCGTTCGTGGCCTTTGCGCTCGGCGTCCACATTCTCACAGGACATCAGGGCCAAGGCCGTCGATTGCATTCCCGCGCCGAAGGACAAAATCTTCACGTCTGCCCCTCTGCGCTTTCCCCGCGTCGGAACTCAGCGGCCATCGTATCTGCAGCCTCGCGGCTGATGCCGATTGCCTCGAACTGCTGGTAAATCTCCTCGCGGTCTTCGGGAGCTGCGGACACCAACGTAAAGGTCAATTCGGCATCCGTCGGAGCAGGCTTCTCAGGTTCTTCCGCCTCTTCGGCTTCAAGGCTCTGCGCCAATCCCTCTTTGTACTCAGCGATTTTCAGCTTGCCGAACTCAATCACGGCTGTCATGTAGTCCTCATGCTCAAAACCGCCTTCCTCGAACTCACGGCTCCAATTCAGGATGTGGTGGAACAGGTCGCGGCTGTCAATCTCGCCACAGTCGGACCCGAGCATCTGCGCCGCCAGCGCCGATAGGTCATAGACACACTCGCAAAGGCGGATCTCGCTGTCTTCGCCCACCGTGGTCACAAACTTCTCGCCGGCGTCGCTGTAACCACAGGTCTTGCAGTCCCAGACGTCTTCCCTGTCCGGTTCGTGCGTGACCTCGACGCAGTCATTCAGGCACCGAACGAACGTGCCACTGTCATCCAGTTCCCAGTCCTGCGTGACGTGCGCCGTCGCGCAAAAGGTCTTTCCGCCGCAACGCGGGCAGCGCAGAACCTCATTTTCTTTCAAAATCATCACTTGCTCCTCCATCACTCAGGCTCTTTTTCAGCCCTGCATATACTCCCTCAAGGGTTTCAACGAGTCCATCTGCCTCAAGGCTGTCCGTCGAAACCAGCCTGCAATCGCTCATGCTGATGTCGTCGATCAGATGGACGCCGTAGAACTGTTCGTCAGGCTCCAAACCGGCCTTGTTCTCAATCAGCGCCGCCGTTATCTCTCCGTTCTGTTCTTTCTCGGCCTTTGCCACGAGGAAGTAGGTCGAAGAGCGGTCGCCGTTTACCGTGGTTGGGCCGTTGCCCAGATCCGCCATCATCGCCTCTGCCAGTTCTTTCGGGGCGATTGCAAAATCGAACCTTTTCATCCCTCGGGCCACCCTTCCATTTCTTCCTTGAAGTAGTCCTCGTCGCCATCATCGCAGGCACCGGACATAATCTGCTTGCCCTTGTAGAGCACGAAGTACCACATTCCGTCGGGGTTCCCCACCATCTTGCGCCACGCCGCTGCAAAGTCGGCCACGCTGTTGAAGACATAGCAGGTGCGGATCGTGGCCGCATCTTTGAAGTCGTCCACGAAGTTTTCCGCGTCCTTCTCGGGGTCGCTGTCATTCACGAACATCATAACGACCAGCCCCTTCGGGATAGCCACGTCGAAGGACTGCCCGCACTTCGGACAAATTCCCTTCCAACCAAGGCCGTCACGCGCGATAGCCTCGTCAAACTCGAACCCGCAGTCCGCACAGGTCAATTTCATTTCAAGCCCTCCTCAAACATTCCGATGTAACTGTCCGCGCTCTGGAGCTGGCGCTCCACCTCCGCCTCCGTTTCAGCCGTGAAGCAGTACCGCGCTACCACATAGCCTCTCTTGCTGACCCACCAGCTCGTCTTTCTGTTGAACGCATTTCTGGCTGGGGAGAAAACGTAATCCCCGAAAATCCGCGGCTCCGGTATCGGCTTCGCCGCCGCTTCTGCGGCTTTGGCCTTTGCCTGCCACCATTTCAGCTTGCGGTCGAGCGAGTCAAACGCTCGTGCGAAGTCACAGGGAGCGTCGCCGTAGCAGACATCTCTGCAGTGCTTACGGTACGGGCACAGTCTACATCTCTTCATCAGAACGCCCTCCGGTACACACGCTTGACGCTGATGAACGCCGCCTCCGGGTGCTTCAGCAGGTAGAACCGTCGCTGGCTCTCGTTCGGGTAGGCGTTCCCGTTTTCGAGGCGGCCGAGCAGATGGTGGTTCTCGTCGAAGAGTTCCACGAAGTAGGCCGTCTCCACGCCCATGTTCGGGTCATCCTTGGCGTAATCGTCGAGGACGGGCAGGTGCTCGACCTGTGTTCCATCTCTTTTCAGGTACATATCAGATCCTCCTATTCCATCGCGGCTCTCAGGGCCTCGATTGCTTCCGTGATGTTGTCGTGCGCCGTGTCCAGATTGTCGGCCGCTGCTTCGATGGCCGCATAGCGTTCGCTGCCTTCCAACCCCTCAGGGGCGTTGTCGAACTTCTCCTGCTCGTCATCGCGCAGGCTCTCTACCTCGTCACCGAGGGCTTCAAGGGCGTTGACGATTTTCTCAATGGCCGCCCGTGTTGCTTTGTTCATGGCTCCTCCTCAATAATCGGCGTCGAGGTTTTCGTCTCGCTCGTCGTACTTGACCCCGTCGTAGCCGGTGGTCGTCATGATGTGCTCATAGCATCTCGCACAGACACGGCGGAACGGGATGCCGTAGTAGTCACGGGTGCCGTACATCTCGAACGGGCGCGCCTCCTTGCCGCACTTCGGGCAGGTCTCTTTCACCAGCCGATAGCCCGGAAGCGACGTCAGGTGGCCGCCGTCATCAATCAGGAAGTCGTCCCACGTGCCGTCATCGAACAGTTTGCAGGCGGCCTCATACGCGCTGTCGAAGCTGTCGTGCTCAGACAGCGGCTTGTGGTAGCGACAGCCGGCGACTACGTCCTCGACCTTCAAAATCACGCCGCCGCGCCCGCACTTCGGACAATCCTCGCCGATCTGCTTCGCGCAGCCACAGAACGGGCATCCCACTTTCTTCTTTTCCATCAGTTCTCCTCCTTGTCGAGCCAGACCAGCAAACGGATCTGGTCGTGCATCGCTACAAGCCTGTGCTGGGCATCTGCCAGCTCCTCAATCATGGCGGGGACGAACTTGATGATGTCGTCCACATCGGAGTTGGCGATGTAATGCCGCAATTCGATTACCTTCCGAGCCTGCCAGCACCCCGTCTCCCCGATCTTTTGGCTCAGTTCCTCAACCTTGCGGTCGATGGACTTCTTCAGGTCGCTCATTTCAAAACCTCCTTACCGTCTGCTTGCTCTGCGCCGCTGACGGGCAAGCCGTCTCTGGCGAAGTTCTTCTCTGTACTGGCGCTCTACCTCTTCGTCGTCCTCGTAATCAGGCAGGCGGTCGAGGTATCGCTGGATGAACGGGATGTGCGGGAAAACGTAGTCGGCGATCAGAGCGCCGATGCCAAGGACGCCGAGGAACACGGCCAGAAATGCGAAGTCAACGATTGCCTCGCCCAACAGTTCGGGTGTCATTTTGCCGCCTCCTTCATCATGTTCGGAAGTTCGTACTTCACGAAGTCATCGGCCAAACAGGTCGCCTCTTCCTCAAGCTCGTCGGCCCATCCGCTCAGGTACTCCTTTCGAGCGGCCGTGTTCGTCCAATTTTCTTTTCTCAACCCGGCGGATGCGAGAACAATGCAGCCGTCTGCTCCCACACCGTACAGTTGAGAGCCGTGCTTTTGCTCCCACTCAATCTCCGCGTCGATGGTTTCCGCATCAGCCTTGATGATGTACTCGACCACCGAATGGTCGAAATCGTATCGGAACAGCTTGCCGCTGACCTTGACCGGATTGCTTTTCACAGGTTGTACGCCTCCTTGCCCGCTTTCCATTCCTTCATGAAGTCCTTGTAGTCTTCCTTGCCATCCACGGCCACTTCCGCCCAGAGGAACCCCGGTTCTCCAAAGATGTCGAAGTCGTAGCCCGTCTTCTTTAGAATTGCTACCGCCTTGTCTTCCTCTTCTTCGGTGAAAGAGATAATTGCCGCCGGTTCAAGCGGTCTCGCCAGCTTGTCGCCGAAGGAATTCACCGTCTGGCGTCCCTTGTACTGCACGTTCATGTTCTTGCCTCCTGCCTCACATCTGAATTTCAAACCGGCTGAAATCATCATTTGCGGTCAGCACGTACTCTTTACGGTTGACAGCCACGGGAACGCGCTCGCCGTCTCTATATGCTGACGTTTCCATGTAGCCAGCCCAGCGGTCTTCGCTCTCTTTGCGGGTCAGGGTCACGCGAGCATGGGGGAAAACGCTCAGCATATTCTCGGCTTCATACACGGTGAACACCGTCATGTGGCGCCCCTCTGCCTTGAGCTGCTTCGCAAGCTCTCTGGTGTTGTCGCTTGCAGCGGTCAGAGCGTCCAGCAGATCCATGAGAGGATAGGTCTGGTTCAGCTTCATAGTTGCCTCCTGATTTGCCGTCTGGCTTCTTTCGATTATCCATGTGGTTATCTTATGTGTTAATTATACTTTATTACCTACCTATGTCAATAGGTTTTTGCATATTTTTACGAATATTTTTACCGCATATCATTATATCCGTTTACGCTTCTTGGGCAAATTCAGAACCTTTCTGCACGGCCCGTAGACGGCCTCTGGCGGCGTTTTGACAGCAGGGGTGAAAGTATATAGGAAAAGGCGTAGCGTATCGTAGCGGTCTTGTAGGCGAATTTGGCGGTATGCTGAGGCTGTTGCGAGGAGAAAACTCCCGAAAACGCAAAAACACCCCCATCCCGGCCGAAGTCGAAATGGGGGTGTTCAATCTATCCGCTATGCAGTTGTCAGGGCCAGCGAGGGGGCGCAAGCCCTCTGCATGGCGGGCGTATCGGGCCGGAGGTCGAAGCCCGTTTACGCTTTCTTCAGGACAGCCTCCATGATGGCTCGCAGGATCTCGTCCTTGCGGGTCAGGCCGTCCAGCTCAATGCCGTATTCCTCCGCCTTCTTTTTCAGCTCGGGAACGGTCAGCTTGAGCAGCTCGATTGCGAGGTCAGCGGCGGCTACCGCCACATCAGTCTTCACCTCTTCGGGCGTCTTGACCACGCCCGCCTCGCTGTTCGCCTTGTATTCGTCGGCATACTTCCGCATCCAGTCGAAAATCGTCTGGGCGATGCTCTGAAGGCGCTCGGGGGTGAAGATTTTCTTCAGAGGGGCCGGGATCTTGACGTACAGGCCGTTGACGACCTGAGACATCTTTTCCGCGCCGGTCAGACCGGACGCCTCGGCCAGTGCAATGAGTTCGCTCACCGCACCGAGGACGTTGCCTCTGACCTTGAAGAAAAGCATGAAGCCGTAGGTGATCGCACAGATGGCGACCACAATGATTTCGAGTACGCTGAGAAAATCCATTGCATTTTCCTCCTGACTTGCGGCTCAGGGCCGCTTAATATTTTTCCTGCTTCGGGTGCCGCTGGTCATACTCTGGACACGGAAAAGGCTCCGTGTCGTGGCATTTCTCGCAGCACTCTTCACAGGTGGGACCGTATTTCTGGTTGTAGATGCACGGCTTGACCTCTACGATCTCTTTTCCGCAGACCGCGCATCTCAGGGTGCTCACGACGGCAGCTTGAGCTTTTGGCCGGGACGGATCACGGTCGAACTCAAGCCGTTCAGCGTCATGATTTCCTTGTAGCGGTTGCCGTTGCCGAGACGCTTCTGGGCGATACCCCAGAGAGAGTCACCGGCGACCACCGTATAGACCGCCTGCTCTGCGCCAGAGTCGGCGCCGATGTCGGCGGCATTGACCCAGCCGTAGACGGTGCAGCCGCCGCCCTGATTGACGAGGTGGTACGGGTGCTTCGCGCCCTTTGCGATACTCGTCACCTTGGCCTTGCCGGGTTTGCATGGTACGCCGCTCGTCGCCTGACTGCTGACGTAGTGGGTCTTCCCCTTGAATTGGACGATGTCGCCGATCTTGTAGTCGGCGCCGCTTGTCTGACCGCCGGCGCTTGGTTTCGTCGGCGTGACGGGCGTGGCCGTTCCAGCGCCGTCGTACTTCGGACGGCCATAGCCGACGATTTTTGCGCTGTTCAGCGCATAGCTGCGACGCGCACACTTGTTGCTGGTATTGCCCTCGATGGTATAGACCTTCGAGGCATCCACTTTCTCCACAAGGCCGGTGTGGGTGCAGTTGTCAATCGACGTTCCGAAGAAAATCTGATCGCCCACCTGCGGGTTGGACGTGAAGAACTGCCCTTTCTGCTTGTAATACTTCGCAGACCAAGTGCAGCCCGCGCCGCAGGAACGCTCAGGCTGGCAAAGCAGCCGCAGGGCGTTCTCATAACCGAACGCGGTCACAAAGCACCAGTCCACGAACATATCGCACCATTCGTAGCCGTTCTTCTTGCCGTTGTACCACTTCGGGTACTTTTCGTCGAAGTCTCTGGCGTACTTTGTCCAGTTCGCATGACCGGGGTTGGCAGTCTTGTTGTCGAGCTGGCTGTTGGACGCCTTTTCGACGTAGCCGAGTTCGCCGATTGCGACGGCGATCACGGCGGAAGCGTAGCATTTGCTCACTCCAGACACTCCTTTCTGGGCCGGGGAGTCGGCGGCGTACTTATCGTAGAACTTCTGGCCGAAACCGGCGCGGCGGGCCTTCGCCGCATCGCTTTGGTCTGCCGGCCGCTCGAAGTTCAGCAGGACGCTATCGGATGCAGCCCGCACGGTCTTCGCCGTTTTCAGTGTCGAGATGACGACCGTGTAGCCTTGCAGCTCGTTCCAGAGGAAATCAAGCTGCATCTCCAAATCACCGATGCTCTTGCCCTTCTTCTTGGCGAAGTCGAGCAGGTTCTTCTTCCGACTCCAATATGTCCACTGCGCCAGACCGTAGCCGGCGCTATCTTTCACGAAGTTCTGGTACGTCCCGTTGTCCACCGCAGCCGTGTAGGCGGCGTCGGTGAAGCTGAGGGCCTTCTCGTAGCTGTTTTGCAGGTTGGTGGGAATCAGGCAGCTTTCCGCATACAAGTTCCCCATCAGACCGGCAATCCCGCAATCGGGTAGTCCCTTGGCTTTCAGGTAGTTCCAGATCTTCTCTTCATTTGTGCTTCCAATCAGCGACATTTCATGTCTCCTTTACTGGTCGCGGTTCTTCTGTTCAGCGGTGAACGACGGCTCGAAGTCCTGCGCGGGCTGCTGTGCCTCGCGCTCCATTCTCTGCCGGTCTTCCTCCGCCCATTTCCGATCCTGCTGTTTATCCTTGGTGGTCTTGATCCAGCCCATAACGCCGCACTCGCCGCCGAGCAGGGCAAAGACACACTGGCAGAGCGTGTCAGGGATGCCGCCGGTCGTTTCATACAGCGTGAGCATACGGTGCGTGAACCAGACAAGTGATACGCCGATGATGACCAGAATCAAGTCCATCGTTTTGATGCCCTTCTTCTTCACGTTCATCTGCGGTTCAACGCGGCGCCGTGCCGTGCGGTTGCGGATACGCGACACGATGTTGCTCGCCAGCCACGAAATGACGACGCCAAGCAGGAAGCCGGCGGCACAGAACAGGACGATATTCAGGACGCTCATACGCCCGCCTCCTTACTTTTTCAGCGGCAGAGCATCGACACCCTCAACGATGATGTCTGCATCTCCGTTCCCGCCGAGTCCCTTGTGGTAGCAGTCGTGCATGGCGTGAAAGCGGCGTCTGTCGTCGTAGGAAATCTCTCCCTTGGCGATGTATCCCTGCCCGAGATAAAGTACCCTGTCGAGCAGAATCTGCTTCAGTGCCTCGGACTGAGCGGCATCGCTGCTACGAAGGCGCTTGATGTCCTCCTGCAAACCGGCGATCGTCTTTGTCAGTTCAGCGGTCTTATCCGCTTTCTCCTCCTCGCGGTCTTCCTTCGCCGCCTTTCGGCCAGCTTTGAACTTCCACCGTTCATTGATGCCGTTGATAACGGCCGCTCCTGCCGCGCCGCCGGCGACTGCCATCAGCACGGCGATCAAGATTTCTCCGATATTCATACTCTCGTACCTCTCTCAACAGTTTCTTGGTTTGGACTCGCTCTTCGCCGGTGAACCGGGTAACTGCATGGCGAGAGGCATCCAGATTGCGTTCATGTAAAACGGGAGCCGGTCAGAACGACCGGCTCCCGCCGCTGGGAGGTCAGATCTCCACCTCACAGGCTTCCAGGATCTCCTCGACCTGCTTACGCAGACGAGCGGGCACCTGGTCGATGGTCTTCTTGCCCTTGATAATCAGGGTAGCGTACACAACAGCCATTTCGTCTTCCTCCTTTCTCAGCAGATATTTAAGACAAAACTCGCGGAGGGCGCTCATACGGCGTCCTCTGCGAGCAGAGCCTCCACGGCTGCCCGGAGCCTCTCCGGAACATCTTCAATGGTCTTCTCACCCTTGCGAATCAGGGTCGCGTAAATTCTTGCCATAGCTTTATCCCTCCGTAGCCGAAGTCGCTGCGATGACCTGCTCGTAGACATCGCACAATGCCATCTGAGTTTCGGTCATCTGGTTCTCCAGAGACGAGATCTTATCTGCAAACGCACCGTCGCTGACCGCGGTGGTGATGCTGGTGAGCTGCGCCGTCGCGGCGTCGAGGATCGTCTTCATCTGCGCGGTCAGGTCTTCCGGCAGGTTGTCGCCATACTGGATGGCACCAATGACGGCATTGTCCGTCTCGCGCTTAATCCACTTCTTCAGGAGGTTGCAGTAGGTCGTGTGCTTCGTGACGTAGTTCTTGTAGGCTGCGTACAGCACAACGACATCGGCGGCAGAGTAGGTCTTGACCTCCCCACCGTCGCAATGGTACTGCTGCTCCTTCGCGCCGAGCGTGACGGCGGTAAACATGGATTCGATATTCGCCTGATCGTGCGTCTCCAGAGAGAAGTGCTCCGTCCCACCGCTCAGTTCTACGTCGATACCGGCGTAGATCTTCTGCTGGCAGGTTTCGTTCGCCATGCTGATCTGCTTCTCGGACAGCGTCAGCAGGTCATCCTTTCTCCATACGAGTCCCATGACTTTCCCTCCTTACTGGAACGCGCCGCTCACGCCGGAGATATATCCGCCGGCGGACGTGCCGCGCTCCACAGTGATGCGGAAGTTGAACGCCGCGCCGTTTACCGCGGTCTTATTCTTGAACACGATGTTTGCGCCGCTCTTGGCCTCCGCGGTGACATCCTGCCACACTGGGCTGGTGTCCTTCGCGTTGTTGGTTGCCTCGACCTTGTAGACCGCGCCGGCCGGGATCTGCCCCACGACCGACATGACCGCCGCCGTGATGTCGCCGGACACCGCCAGCGGCGTCTTCAGCGTGATGGTCGCCTTGTGGACGGCTTTCGTGAAGGTGGCCGTGAAGGTCGCACTCGCCTTTCCATCGCTCACTTCGATGGTGATGGTGTGCGTTCCGTTGAGAATCTTCTGGAACTCCGCCGCGGTGCTGGCGCACTCGAAGGTGAGCTGCGTACCGCTGGTGACATTCGTGCGCGTCTTCTTCACGACACCGTCCAGCTTTTCCGTGACCGTCAGCTTGTCGCCGTCGGCATCGTTGGGCGTGTACTTGAAGCTGAACGCCGCCGTCTTACTGCCGAGGTTCACGCCACTCGCACCGCTGGTACTGGTGATGGTCGGGGGCGTATTCGTGGATACGGTGCCGTCATCAGAGACCAAGAGTGTAGAGGGAAGAACCAAAGCGGGGCGGATGCCGTACGAGTAGGATGCGTCGTTGCCGCCGCAGTTGCCGCTGGAGAAGACGAGCCACACGTAGTAGGTGTTGTAGGTGAGCGGGGAGCGGAGCCACCAGTAGGCGGCCGAGCCGTTCAGATACGCAATGCGCTTGTTCAGCGCAGACGAACCGGTTCCGGCCTCGAAGTAGGACAGCTTCGCACCGTCTACCGGGAAGTAGGGGTTGTCGCTGGTCGTGAAGCCAATCTCGTAGCCGGACAGCAGGAAAATCTTGCAGAGCAGGCCGTTAGCACCGCTCTGATCCGAGCCGCCGGAACCACCGTTCTTGCGATACGGGAGCTTTACCTGCTTGATTGCGTCCCTGATGTTGCTCTCAAACAGGTTGAGGAACGTTCCATTCAGATAGCTGTGGATGGTACTGTTCTCCAGATTGTTCACATTCGAGTTGTGCCACTGTCTGTTCTCGTAGATGTCCTTCATCAACAGCCAAGTGCCGTCACAGGAGTTATCGTACAGAGAACTCGGCTTGCCCTGATGGACGACGATGAACTCTTTTGCCGTACCGTTGACTTTCAGCTTGACGGTGCTGCCGACGGCCTTGGTGCTCAAAAGCACATTTGCCATTTCGTTTTCCTCCTTGATAAGAGTTAAGAGTCAGCCCACGGAGGAACGTCCGTGGGGCGTTGGGCATAAGAAAAGGAGCCGGATTTCTCCGTCTCCCTGTTCTGATGCTGTTTCTTGTAGAGGTTGCGGCATTGACGAAGCCTTCGCTTATCGCGTACCGCATGGTTTCCGTTGAGTTTCCGGTGGATCTCCACCGGCTCACCGATGATAGCCTCCACCTTCTTTGCGTATTTCGCCCGCAGCTCGTGCGTATCGCCGTATGCCGCGTGTGCGTCCCACGCTCCGAAACTCTGGAGGATAGCGTCCTTCGTAACCTCACCGCGCTTGTAGGCTTCCGCCCAGAACTTCACCTTCGCACGGATTCGCTGGATGCTGTCCCGTCGAAGTTTCTGGATGATGCCACCGCTTTCGGTAATGTACGAATGGAAGCCGAGGAAGTCGATTCCGTTCCTCAGCGGAAAGATGCCAGTCTTCTGGTTCAGCTCCAAACCCCAGCCGTCCATCAGCGCCCGAATGTCCTTCAGGATCTCCTTCAACCGCTGTTTGTCTGAGAGGATGACGTAGAAGTCATCCATGTATCGCCCGTAATACTTCAGGCGGTATCTCTCTTTCATCAGGTGGTCGAACTCGTCCAAAAACATCAGGGCGAGTAGCTGGCTGGTCTGATAGCCGAGGGGCAGCCCGTCGGTCGTGTTGATGTAGACGCACAGTAGGTCATAGATCTGCGGGTCTACGCCGCGCTTATCGAGCAGCGCCTTCAGCTTGCGCTTCAACTTGTCGTGGTCGATGCTTGCGAAGAAATGATGCACGTCACCTTTGAGAATCCACCCATCGGTTCCGTGCTTCTCCCGCCGGTAGTAATCGACCATGTGCTGTTTCAGCCGCATCAGGCCATCGTTGGTGCCTTTGCCGGTCTGACTGGCGAAGTTATCCCGGATGAAACTCTTCGTGATAGCTTCATACAGGATATTGTCCACGACGGCATGGAGGACGACTTTATCGACAAATGCCGGCGCTTGGACGAGCCGCTTCTTCGGCTCATAGACATAAAACACCTCAAACCTGCTCGGAACGTAGGTCTTGGTGTGCAGGATCGTTGACAGCTTCTCGGTGCAGGCCAGAACATTTTGCTCGTACTGAGCCGTTCCGGGCTTTGACCGTTTCCGCTTTCTGGCCTCCAAGTAAGCTGCGTACAGCGTTTCAAAGCTGCACATCTCTTGATAGGTCATAAACTCGCTTCTTTGCTGTTGGTGCTTCCTCTGGTCTGGGTATAGGGCAAGCTCCAGACCAGCCATCACTCCTAACACCGGTCGTCTTGCCCCCGGCAGCCGCAGCATCCAAGTCAGGATGGCGAGCCTCGGTGTGATGTGTTTATCGTCCATCCATGCACAGACGGGCGACAGGATATGACTCCCTTTGATGATGGTGTACCGTGTTCGACCCATCGAAGGGTTTACTAATCTCACTTTCCATCAGAGCGGGGCGGATGCCGTTCGAGTTGGATGCGTTGTTGTTGTTGTAGTTGCCGTTGGAGTTGACGTTCCACACGTTGTTGGTGTTGTTGGTGTTCGGGGAGCGGAGCCACCAGTTGGCGGCCGATGCGAGTCATACCCTAACTCAAGGCGGATGCCTCCGCCATGAACCCTGATTACTTCCGTGCGGACTGGGCTGCGGAGCAGGCGGACATCACCAGATTGTAGAGGCTTCTGTCCTCCTTTTCCTTTGCTTCCGAACGGAGCTTGTTGGCTCTGCCGCGGTCTCCCTTCAGCCACGCCATAGCCATATACTTGACGTCTGTGACTTTCTTCGTCCAGACGCCTGCCTTCTTCACGCTGATGATGCCCTCGTCCATACAGATCGTGATATACTCCAGCAGCAATGAGCAGCCGTCCACCACTTCCTCGATCTTGTGGATTCTATCCTCATACGCCACCACGAAGTTCGTGTTGTTGGCGCGGTGGATGTCCGTCAGGATCTTCTTCGCGGTTTCGCGCATATCCTCTCCATACATTCGGAAGGTGCTCTTTGTGAAGCCCTCCTTGTCCTTGGTATCAAGGACGTGTACGACCTCTTGGCAGACCATCTTGACATCGCAGATGTTGTCGAGTTCGGCAACCCGTGTGATAATTGCTCGAACGTCGGCCTTGCTGATGTCGCCGGAGACAACCCTCGTCGCCTGCTTGGTATATTTCAGAAGCTCCCTTGCTCTGTTGCCAAGCAGAAACTCCTTATCGGCCATGTCTGCACTTCCTTTCCGGGCATTGCCCGTTTAATACGGCGGCCAAATCTTCAGGCTCGCCGACGAAAATGCAGCAGTCGCTCTTGACGGTCAGCGTCCCATAATTTTGAGCGTGGGTCATACCGCAGATGACAAGATCGGTGCTGCGCTTGAGGTCGCACGGAGGCGTAATCGCTGAGAACAGGTTCCCGATGATGCAGGAAATTTCATCAGCGGGGCGTGAGAAAATGATTTCCTCTGCCATCAGAACTCGATCCTGCCCAGCGATGCGTTCCATACGCCGGTCACGTTGACCGCACTCAGGTCGGTGAAGCCGACGCTGAACGGATTTTTCGTGATCTCCGTGCCGTACTTCAGCTCGATAGCCTTGACGGCTGCGTCAACAGCCGCGATGGAAGCGCGGATGTCACCGTGGGCGGATGCGTCGCTGTTGTGGGCGGCGATGTCCTGATCCACGAGGTCATCGGTCTGCTGCTTCGTGTATGCGTCGATGTCGGGCCGCTGCGAAGCGGTCAGCTTGCCGTTGGCGTCCAGAGTAGCCAGACCACCCGGCGTACCGACCTGCTCGGTAGTGATATACTTGCTGTCGTCGGTCTGAGCCTGACCGACATTTACAGTTCCGTAAGCCATAACGTCAGGTTACTCCTTTCCTTGATTCAGCTTGTACTCCGCGGCAATCGCTTCGGTGGGGACGGATCTCGCCCACACGCGGATCTTCCCCGCCAGCGTTTCGTTGGTGGGGCACATACCGCATTCGATAGCCACGTCCATGCTGTTTGGGGCAATCGCAATATCAGCGCGGTCTTTTGCCGTCACTCCTTCGACCGTGATGTCGCAGTAGTTCGGGTAACTTTCCGACGCTTCATCAATGCCCCAGCCCGTAGTCGGAATGGTGATGGAAACCGAAGCCTGCTTGTCAGCCTTGACGTTCTCCATCTCCTGCATCGCATCCGTCACAGTCTGCGCCAGCTCGGCCACCAGACCGTTCGTGAAGCTCTTTGCGGCTTCCGCACAGGCTTTCAGGTGCTCGGTGAGTGTCAACTTACCCATGCGCTAATACCTCCATGTCGGATAATAGAGGGCAGAGGGATTTCTCCCCCTGCCCTTTCGCGTGTTCCTGTGGATTAGACGCCGGTAGTGGTGAAGACCTCATTGAGCATCTCAGTCACTTCGCCGTCGGTGGCGACAGCGCCGTGAACGACGTCGGTGGGCTCCTTATACACCTGAGTCTCGGTGCCGTTGATCTTGATGTTGCCGTTGGTCTCGGAAGCCTCGACCTTGGTAGCGCCCTCAGCGATGGCATCCAGCTTAGCCTTCAGCTCATTGGTGAAGTCGTTGGCGGACAGGCCCTTGCCGTCTTCCTTATCGACCTTGCCGGACAGGTCAACGAAACCAGCCAGCACGTCGAACTTGTAGTCCTCACCGGACTTGACAACGACGACATTAGTGCCCTTGGGGTACTTGTTGCCAGCACCCTCGACGAAGCTGTCGGTGGTGGTGAAAGCATTGGTCACGTTGTAGACGTTACCCAGAACGTCCTCAGCCAGCGCGGGCAGGTCAGTGAAGGCAACGGAGCCAGCGGGCTTGTAGACGGCGCTGATCTTCGCGTTCAGCTCTTCCTTGGTGTAGGCATCGGTGATGCCGTAGCCGGCCAGAGTGGTCGCCTTGTCGGCCTTGTTCGCCAGAACGGCAGCCAGAGCGGTGTCGAGGTCATCCTGAGAAACCTTCGCCTTGAAGGCCAGAGCAGCCAGACCCTTGATGGCGACATCGACATTGTTCACGGCGATGGTGCCATTCGCGGAGCCGGTAGCGATCAGGATGTCAACCATCTTCTCGGCGATAGCCAGAGCAGTACCGTTGACCTTGACGCCTTCCAGCTTGTTAGGCTCGCCGCCAGCGGTGACGAGGTCATCGACCTTGTCAGACAGAGCGGACAGCTCAGTCTTCAGAGCGTAATCGCTCTTGACCTTCTCAGCCAGAGCCTTGAGGGCCGCCAGTTTTACCAGATGGGTGTTGTCGTAAGCCATTTTGTTTTCCTCCTAATGATGATTAAAAATATTTGTTCACCGAAGCGTCAGTCCCCAGTTTCCTCGGAATTGAACACTTCGTTGAGCATCTCAGTTACCTCTTCGTCGGTCGCTGGCGTACCGCCGAGGGGTTCCAGCTCGCCGGCCGCGTTCTTGATCTGATACGGCGTGGACACACCATCCACGACGACAGAGAGCTTCTGGCCGACGTAAGCTGTGGGGTTGGTCTGCGCGTACTCCTGAGCTGCCTCAAGAGAGGGCCAAATCTCGGTGGGGTCGATGCTGAACGCATCCTGACGCTTGATCGTCAGCGGGAACTCCATCTTGGCGTAGCTGTTCTGGGTGTTATTGACTGCCATATTTCATTCCCTCCTCTCAACCGAGCGTGACTTTCAGAACCGCAGCGTTCTCATACGGAACGGCCGGCTCGAAAACCCACACGTTGTAGTCCTTCGCGGTGTAGCCGTTGGCGCCCTCGACGGCGACAGTCTTCTTGGCAAAGGTATCGGTCACGTCTGCGTTCAGTGCAGTCTCGTTGATGACTTTCTTCACGCCGGTCTTGCCGACGATGCAGGCGATCACGACGCGGTTCGTGCCAGCGGGAACATTGACGGTAATGACGCCGGCGGTGTACGCCTTGCCAGACTTGGTCAGGCCGCGGATGTACGCGCTGTCCAGCGTGGGCTTCTCGGCGGTCGCGCCGTAGAAGAAGTTGCGGAACGGAGTGTACGCCGCAGAGTCCTTCGTCTTGGTGCCAGCAGCAATCGCAACAGCGGGGTTGGACGCGCCGCCGAGGTTGTCCTCAGCCTGCACACCAGCGCCATGCGTCGCGGTCACGCGGTACTTCAGGCTCGCCACGGCGTTGTCGCCGCCAGCATCGCCGATGATGAAGCCGTTTCCGCCGTTGTTGTCGCTGCCCGCAGGCAGGGATGCGGCATCCACGGAGGCCACCTGCTCGGTGCCGCCGTCGGTGATACGCTCAACCTTCCAGTTGGACGCCACGACGCCAGTACCGGCCTTGGGACCGTACTTGTAGGAACCGGGGTTCAGGGTGGCGGCCAGATAGGACGCGGTCGCAACCGCAGTACCGGCTTCCACCGCAGCCGCACCGCTCAGACCGAAGCCGTTGATGGACGGGTTCGCCGTGATGGTCGGCTGAAGGGTCTTAGAGGTCAGGTCTTTCAGGATCGCCGCGACGGACTTGCCAGACACTTCCTTGGTGGCCGTGCCGTTCTTGTCCTTCGTCCAGTTGCCGATGCGGTCGTAATCGCCCGCCAGCATCAGGTTCTCGCGCATGATGACCTTGTCAGCGTCCACGTTGCCGGTCATCGCTTCCCACGCTTCGCCGGTGTACTGGTACGCAGACTTCTCGTACTCCTTATCGCCGACGATGGTGGTCACGACGAACACATCGCCCGACTTCGGGGTGATGTCGGTGTGCGCCGCGAAGTACGCCTCGATGACGCTGCTGTCGGATGCGGACAGGTCAGACTTCGTGCCCTCATAGAGAGCGCCGCCGCCCAGACCAGCCAGAGCCGCAGTCAGCTCCTCGTCGGTGACATAGCCGTCGAGGTCAACCGTGGTGTCGTCCAGCCACTCTACGGAGCCATCCACCAGAGCGTAGATGTCGTAGAAGCCGGTCTTGGTGTTTTTCACGAAGTACAGGATGTTCTCCTGCGCTTCCTCTGCAGTCGGTACGGATTCGGCCTTCTGGAACGAAGCGTGACCAGCCTTGGAGATAGCCGCCAGATACTCCTTCTTGATACGGGTAGCCGTATCTTTAAGAGCCTGAAGGCTTGCGAGTTTAGAGGTGTCGTATGCCATTTAATCGCTCCTCTCAATGGTCTTTGCCGGTTGTTTAGGGGTTCTCGTCCTCAGAGGGGAAGACTTCGTCCAGCATGGATTCCGTGTCTTCGGTGGAGGCCATATCGTCGGGGCTGACGCCGCTGGTCGATGCGGTGATCGTGCCGTCCGCTGCCACAGAGATGCCTTTGCCGATCTTTACGCCGCCGAGCCGCGTTGCCGTAGCCACGGGCAGCACATAGGGCGAGCCTCCGCCTCCCCCGCTGCTGCTGGTGCCGGGAGATACAAGGGCGATGGTCGCCTCCATATCCGCGTCAGGACTTCTCTTCGCCCAGAAGCGCAGAGCACCGGCAAGGGTCTGCACCGTCGGGCAAAGGCCAGCATCTTTTGCGACCTCAAGGGCCGTTTTATGCAGGGCAACGCTCGGAAACTGCGCTTCCGTAGCTTCCTCGACCGGAACATCGACGTAGTTGCGATACTCGTCCATGTCCCACTCGCCCTGTTCATCAGGATTCTCCTCCTGCCATGTCCAGCCGGTGTGGGGAATCGTGATGTCTTTGATGATTGCGGTGCCGACACCGCCGACCGCCTCCTGAACCATCGTCCGTACCAGCTCCTCAGCCTCGGCGGACGTGATGAACGCGCCGGGGTTGTAGGTAATCTGGACGTCGGCATCCAGCTCAAGGGCAATCGAAATGGGATAGCGCCGAATGTCAATGCGGTTGTCCTTGTAGGCATTGACCGGCTGCGGGCTGTCGCCCAGCGTTGCGTAGTAGAGCAGGATTTCCTCGGTGTCCTCGGTCTTGGCGAATACGCCAAACTCTCGGAGCCAGAACCCTTCCTGCAAACCGCCGTTCAGGTCGTTGCGGTATTCGACCACCATGCTCAGTACGCCGTTCTCCACAGTCGGGACGGACGAAACGCCCTCCGCAACCGGAGTGACCAGTGTAACCATGTCGATTGGCTCGACGCCCTCCGGCATGGAACCGGAGCCGACCATGATGCGGGTGAACTCAATCGTCTTCCCGGCCATGAGGCTCGTAATGAGATTTCGGCCGGCGACCGTTACGGTTCCGCCATAGTAGCTCATTTCTGTGTTCCTCCTTCAATCGTTTTGTTGGACTCTGCTTTCGGGGCGCTCCTGTCCTCCGCCGTGCTTTCTCGCTTCAGGCGATCCGCAACAACGCGGAGGTTTTGGAGTTTCGTGCGCTTCGCAGCAGACCTTTGCGGTGAGGCCATCTTCCCCGACTTCATCACCATGTCGGTGATTCTCGTCTCCATGACGCTCTGCACCGCGCTTCCAGCGCAAACAGAGGTGTCATAGGACACTTCGCGCTCCTGATTGGGCAGCGTACTCTCCAAGACCGCCTGCAGACCGGCGCCCAGATGGAGTTTGAAGCCAAACTTATAGTCTCGCTCGACGCCAGGGAGCGTGTCCTGCGCAATGGTCGAATAGCCGCCCCTGACGTACACATGGGCGCGGTAATCAATATCGCGTTCGAGGACGGGCAGCAGCGTTTCCGTGACGGCAAAGCCGAGGCCGCTCAGAATGTAGAGCTTGGCCGTCTCCATCTCGGTCTTTGTCCGAGCGTAGAGCTTCAGGGTAACGCCAGCGGCGCGGAGCAGCGGCGTGGTGAACAGCGGAGTCGTATCGACCGTGCCGTCCATTTCGCCGGTGTCGAAAATCATCGTCGCGGGTTCTGCAGGATCTTCCTTGTAGTACAGAGGTCGATCCCAGAACATCCGAAACGCCTTGATGATGTCCGGGTAGGTGCAATCGCAGGTGTTTTTCAGGATTTTGTAAATCAGATACCGGCGGTAGGTTTCGTCGTCGATGACCTCGAACGGGATCGGATCGCCGGCGAGCTTGCCGGCCTCCATTCTGGTCATAACGACGATGTCGCCGACACCGTCCAGTTGCTTGCCAACGGCTGTATGTACTCCCCTGTCCTGCCGAAGCTGGTCGTAGAAGTCATACACCTGCTGAAGCTGGGCGCCTATGACTTCCATGAGCGCCTCGATATTGGCCTTGCCTCGGAACTGCTCGACAAGGTCGTTTTTCAGGGTCGCTACATAATCAGCCATCAATCTCCACCTCGATCATCTCCTCCTTGGTGTAGGCCCGCTGACGCGCCGTAATGTTCTTACTGCGGTCGGGGTACTTGGAGGGTTTTTCATCGGAGGCGTCCGCCGAAGCGTAAAGCTGAATGTCGATATAGCTGATGCCAGAGCAGGCTTTGTAAAGCTGGCTCATGAACTGCTGCGGAACGACATCCTTGCCGGCGTCCAGAGCGTCCATGTTCTCAAGGACGACCTCTCTCAACAGGTCAACGTAGTTCGGCGGCAAAGCCTCGGAACGGTTGAGCGTGATGCCCAGGCGGAACCATGTGTAAATCGTCGTCGGCCGATTGAACCGGATCGTGATTTCCTCGTCGTACTCACCGGGCAGAACCACGACGGTCTCGCCGACCGTGTTGATGCCGCCCGCTTTGTTGGCGAGGATCTGCTGCGCGATTTTCTTCGAGTCGCCGCCGTCTACCACGATCTCGACGCTGTGCGGCGGACGGACGATGTCGCCTGCGGGCGTTTCGGTCACGTCCTTCACGTCCAGATAGGTGCCGTCCACATACCATTGGTGCGTTGCGTTCTCATACGGGGCGACGCTGCGGACGCCCTGCACGTTCAGCAGGATCGCAGAGCGGATGCTCTCAAGCATATTGCTCGAACGGTTGAAGATTTTGTCCGCATAGGACTGGCGGAACTCAACGTCCGTCTCTTCGTCACGGCCCGCGATGTAGCCGCAGAGGTTCTCGACGGCCAGCAGGCCAGCGTCCGCGTTGACAATGTTCGTAATGACCCCGTCAGGAATCAGGATGTCGCCGTTCTCTTCGGTGCCGAAGGTAATGATCGACGTCACCGTCTCCGTGGTCAGGTTCTCGGAGAGAATCAGCACATTGTTCGAGGCAATGTCCGCCGCCTCGATGTTCAGGAACTCATTTGTCTCGTCCACGGAGGCCGTGAACTTCTCGTCGGTGATGGCCGCTGCGATGCCTTTCAGCACCGTGAGCGCGTCCGCCGCCGTCGGGCTATAAGAAAACACCGCGCCATTGATGGCTACGGTGTAAACGCTCTCTGTTCCGAGGGACGCGATTTTGATGCAGGCACGATTGAACGACATACGGCTGATTTCCCTCGTGTCCGTGATACTCAGATAGGTTGTCGGGTTCGTCGCGGAGGAAATCCTCGTACCGGCGGCCAGCTTCGTGCCATCCTTGCCGGTACAATGAATCGGGTAATACGACTTCGCAGCCGCCTCACGGGTGGAGCCGCCGTACTGTGCGGCATTGTCGAGGCTCCGCCCCTCTGCAGTGGCCGGGTACTGTGAGAAGTACACTGCTTCGCCAAACTCCCACAAGTCGGCGATGGCGTCGGCCACGTTTGTCAGCAGGTGGTTCAGCAGGGACTCGGGGTTCTGGCGGGTGTTGACGCCCCATTTCTCAGACAAGCCCGAGTGCATCTCTTCCAGAATGACATCCAGACGCTTGATATTCGGCCCCTGCGGGGTCAGGCCATAATCAGCCATACAGCGTTACCTCCTCTCTAAACGTGTCCTCTCCCACGGTGACGGTGTAGCGGAACGTCGCCGTTCGCTTGGCCGGGTTGTAATCGACCGATGTGACCGTCGCCGCATTGACCTCCTTCACTTTCAGGATCTCGTCTCTCACGAGCGTTTTAATCTTGATGGTGTTCGGGTTCTTCACGAAGACTTCCTCGAACCACAGGAAGCCCAGCTCAGGGCCGAGCCGCCACTCGTCGTAAATCCAGCGCAGCCGAATCATTACGGCCTGTCTGACGCTCTCCGTCGTGGAGATGTCGCCATTCTTGGAGATGGCAATATCGCCGTCCTCATTCAGTCTGATGTCTAACACGGTGAATACCCCCTCCCAGAAGTAGTCTGGAATCGCCAGAAATCACCCAGACGGTGTCGTAACGCCTCATGGGTGTAGATTGTTGCTTTTGCCCGAAAGCTCGTAGCGGCTTTCTACGGGCCTAATACGACAGGCTGCCGGTCACAGTCAGGTTGCCTTCGACAGTGACTTCGGGCGCAGAAATCGTTACGGAACCGCCCTTGACCGTAAGCCTCGTCCCCTTGACATCTACGATGACTGCGTTTTGAGCACAGGCATCCGCTACGGCGGGGTTCCCCTGCGCAAACAGGCCGGGAATACAGATCGCGTTCGTCATGTCGAAGGCCAGATCTGTGCTGGTTTCCTGCCCATACTGCCAGTAGTCGAGGCTCTGCTCGGCCACCACCAGAAGACAGCTATCTCCGGGTTTGACAGGAAAAGCAACGGTTGCGCCTTGCGCGTTCCCCTGCGGGAACACGACCGGAACGCCGGTGACTTGTGGAAAATCCATCGTCTTCCCATCCGGTTTCTTGAACTTCATCGCAGGCTTGACCGTGGCGATGCCCTTCGCAGCGTCAAAGCTGACGATCTGCCCCGGCATAGCCGTATGGATGCCGCGGAGCCCACGCTGAATGGTGTTCTGGATCTCCTGCACAAACTCCTGCATCATTATCCCTGCACCTCCATAAGTCGCGCCGTACACGTCCAGTCACCAGAGATGTTGTCCCCGGCCTGCGTCAGCTTGGCGACGCGGAAATAGCCCGTGACGGTTTTGCTCTCCAGTTTCACATAGTCGTCAATGTGGATAGCCCCGTTCAGGAAGAACTCGACCTCCCACCCGATGCTGGTCTTATCGCTCGTTTCGGAGTTGGCCTCGGTGACGCGGGCAGGGATGCCCAGCAGCCCAGAGTCCTCAGAGAGAACGAAGACCTCGCGGCTCATGACATCCCCCGGCTTCTTGACCTGCATGACGCCGTTCTGCAGACTCCACACGAGGCCGCAGCAGGCGCAGCCCTTCGTCATAATGTCGCGGGCGAGGCCGACGAAGCTGAAGCCGTTGGCGATGTCGGCAAACTCGGCGTTGTACGAATACGTCACCGCTACGCCCATCTGGTTCGCCACGTCGTCGAAGATGGTTCTCCAGTTCACCGTACCTACATACGAAATCGTGACGTAGGTGTCGCGGATCTCAACGAGGTTGTCTACCACCTCAATCTCCGTCTTGCGGTCGGCGCCGTCGTGCGTGGTGACGCAGTTCGTGACGATGCCTGCGAATATCAGCGGCATACGGCTCCCGTAGCCCGCCTTCAGGGACAGGACGCAGTCCTTTTCATCCAGAGCGGCAAGGTGCTCCTTGTTCAAGTTCCAGACGGTCACGCGGCCGGTGTTCTGCGTTTCGAGGTCTGTGCGTTCAAAGGAGAAGTTGATGTGCAGCGGGACGGGCTGGCTTTTCGACTTCTCGCCGATCTCGAAGCCCATGCCGCCGGCCTTGCCTGCAGCCATGCGGTACTCTCTGTCAAAGTTCGCAGACATCAAAATCCCCCTCTCTCGTTTCACAAACGACTTTGCTCAAAAAGCAAAATCACGAAAAATAAGCAAAGAAAACACGCTCGTGCGTTTGCAAAACGCACACCAAATATATTTACTGGTTAGGTTAGATTACGGTATAGGTTACGGTTACGGTTACGGTTACGGTTATGTGCGGACTGTCCTCGGATTTCATGTGTGACCGTCCTACTGAACGTCCGCGGACAGTCCATAGGACGGAGAGAAAGTCGGGTCAGTCGCTATCTTCCGCAGGGCAGAACACGAAGCTGGCCTTACCGTCGAGAAAATCACTCCTCCCGATGTGCTCCAGCTTGGTCATCACACCGAAAACACCGCTTGGCAGCGCGGTCACGCCGTAGAACAGGTTCATGGGGAACCTCGGCACAATCTTGATGCCGATGACGATAGGCTGGCTCTGCGTGTCGTAGAGGCCGAACTTCCAGAAGCCGCCGCGGTCGTTCCATGTGAACCGAATCAGGTAAGCCTTGCCGTTCAGAACGACGCGGCTCATGCTGTCGTTGAGGTCTGGGACTTCGATGATCGTATATTCCATCTCGTTTCCCTCCTCACGAAATCAGGCCGATGGACTTTGCGGCACCATAGAGGATGCTCGACTTGCTGTTGCCCGAGCCACTGCCAGAGCCAGAACCCGAACCGGAGCCGGAGCCTCCCGAACCTGAGCCGCCGCTGCTCCCGCTGGACGTGTTGGCCGTGCCTGCAGAAGCGGCGGTCGCACCGCTCTTTCCGTAGCTGGCGGGGATGGTCGTCGTCCGCGCCGTCGTAATGCGAATCTTGCGGAACGAAATCGGGATCTCGCGGGCGTAGCCGACCTCGGCGCTTTTGCTGATCGTCAGGTTCTCAATCGCCATGCTGGTGTAGGTGGCGTCGCTGGTGACGATTGTGACCGGCTCGGCGGCGTAGTACAGCTCCTCCAGTCGTTTCGTGACCTGTTCAACACGGCCACGTCCGCTGTGGTTTCTCCACGTGACCGGAGTATCGGTGACGTAGAGAACCATGTTCAGCGTTTCGGCGCCGTGGATGATTGCGTCGCTGACGGAGAAGCCGCTCTCGACGGCATACTCGGGAACGGTGGCCTCATAGCCATGCTCTTCACTGATAAGCGCGTCGAACTCGATGCCTGCAATGGTGACAGGTCTTTTTGCTCTTGCCATCTACGTCACCTACCTTGCATACGAGAGGGCGCGAGCCATCTCGCCAGTAGAGTCACCTGCGGCCTTAACCATCGCCGCCGCGGACTTCTGCTGGCCGGCACGGTCGCCCTCAAACTTGTTGTTGATGTTCACGTTCTGAACGACGCTCTTGCTGACGCTGTTGCTGCCCATAGCCGTCCGCGCCGTGGTGGGGCTGGCTACGTTGGCCTGCGCCATGATGGACATATCGCCCGTTAGAGCGCCGAGCGCGTCGCGTACCTTTGCCTTGCCTGCGCTGATGCCTTTAGTCATCAGGTCGATCATGTCAGGCATATAGGTGTGGAAGTCGCTCAACGGGCCTTCATCCGGTTCGGAGAACCCGAGAAAGCCCTTGATCTTGCTGGCGACACCAGAAACGGCCTCGCCAACCTTGCTCACGGCGCTCTTGATGCCGTTCACGATGCTGTCGATGATGTCCTTGCCCCATTGAACAGCCTGCGCCGGTAGAGCCTTGATCCAGTCGATTGCGGCGGTGAAGCCGGTCACGATGCTGTCCTTGATGTTGCCAATCGTGCCGGTGATGCCCGACAGGATATTCGTAAACGCCGTCGTGATGGACGTCCAGATGTTCGTGGCGACGCCAGAGATGAACTCCCAGATCGTCGAGAACACCGTGGAGATAGTCTCCCAGACGGCGGAGACTGCACCGGACACCGTCTCTTTGATGCCATTCCACACGCTGGAGAAGAACGTGCTGATGCCTTCCCAGATGCTCGTGAAGAAGTTCCCAATCGATGTGAAGATGTTGACGAAGAAATCCTTGATGGCCGTCCAAATGCGAATGGCAAAGGCTTTGATTTTATCCCAGTTCTTGTAGAGCAGGATGCCCACGGCAATCAGGGCCATAATCGCCAGAATCACGAGGCCGACAGGGCTGGACACGAACGAGATCACCGCCGAGACGCCCTGCACGACCGAAGTGACCGTTCGCACCACGGCGATGACGGTCTTGACCGCAGCGACCACGCCGACGATGACGGCGATGATTTTTGCGATAGCCTCGCCGACCTTCACCCACTTATCCGTGTCGATGTTGCCGTTCGCAAGCTGGTCGGCAAGGTTTGCGAACTGCGGGGCGATTTTATCTATAATCTTGCCGATGGCCTCGAACACCGTCTTGATGACGCCCCAAATGGTCTGGAAAATCGGGATCGCCACATTCTTGATGCCCTGCCATACGGCCGTCAGAATTGTCTTAATGTTCCCCCAAATCTTGATGATGTTGGCGCGGAACTTATCCACGTCAACGCCCGCCTTTTCGAGCAGGCTGCCAAGTAGGGAGTTGTTGCCCTGCATAAAGTTGATGAAATCCTCCACCAACAAGGCTACGATGATGAAGGCCGCAGCCATCAGCAGGGCTTGCTTGTTCACGTTCCGCAGGCCCGTAAACACGGCCTGTACGCCCTTCACGATCTTATCAAAGTTGAACGCGATAAACAGAGCGCCTGCAGAAATGGCAATCAGCTTCAGCACCTTGTCGGTGCCGCCGAGCTTGTCGCCGAGCCAAACCACGGCATTTCGGACACGGTTCATCACGCGCATGGCTGTATCGGAGAACTTCACCATCGCACGGGCGATGGCATTTGTGACGCCAAGCGTCGAGTTCATCTGGGTCAGCCAAAGTCCCCAGTTGTTGCGGATGTTCTTCAGGCCGTCCGAGATTGACATATTCGAGTTCTGGAACGCGGCGTCTATCTCACCGGAGGCGTCCATGAACGCATCCTTGAGCTGCTGGACGGTCATTTTGCCATTCGACGCCATATCCAGCAGTTGGGACTTGGCGACGCCGAGGCTTTGCGCGAGCACGTTCGCCGTTTCAGGCGCCTGCTCCAGCATCTTATTCAGGGTTTCGGTATCGACGATGCCCTTCTGGAAGGACTTGTTGAAGCCCTCCATCATGCTCGAAATGGCCGAGTCATTTCGGCCGTTCGTCTTCATCAGCTTCGCAACGGTGCTGGTGAACTGGATCGCATCATCGACCGGGAAAATATCAGAACCGGCTTTGGCAAGGTTGGAAACATAACCCGCCATGTCGGTATAGGCCAGACGGGCGGCGTTCGCCTTCTGGAGCACCTGCCCCTGCACGGCGTCCATGTTCTCCATCTCGCCGACCGAACTCTTAATCTGCTTGTTGGCGGCGCCGAACTCTTCCACGAGAGCGTTGATCTTCGTCAGGCTGAACCCGATGCCGATTGCACCGAGCAGCTTCGTGGCCGTGCTCTTGATGCTCTTGATGGAGTCGTTGACCTTTTTGACATCGCCTTCGCGTACTTTGAAGCCGACCTCGTTGATAAACTTCGCAATCGTCACGAACAATCGCCCTCCTTTCATGGCAGATTTGACCGCTCCGTGTTGACCGTGCCGCTCAAAGCTGATAGAATATCACACATAAGCCGCAAGGCTATATTTCAGAGAGGAGCACACGATCATGGCAAACACGGTTCTCGCCGGTGATTACAGCGGCCTGATTTCGTTCAAGGGCGACAAAAAAGGGCTTCTCATTACCGAGAACAAATTCTTCGGCGCAAAGAAGACCTTCATCAACAAGACTACCGTAGACCACTACGAGCTGGTCATGCAGGAGGGCAATTCCAGCATGGGCAGCGGTGTAGCCCGCGGTGCTGTTGGCGCAGCACTCTTTGGCGGAATTGGCGCCATCGCTGGAGCTAACTCCGCCAAAAAGAACAGCGATTACACTGTCTCGATCATCTTCAAAGACGGGACTAAGGCTTTGTGTTCTCTTGACGCTGACAACTACAAAGCCCTCGTCCGCATCATGTACTGAGGCGCAAACGGAAAAGCTCGCTCCTGCGTGGAGCGGGCTTTTTTATCTGCCCATTTCGGCCTGCATCTCCTCGGCTTGGAACCGCTCGATGTCCCTGTCCATGCTATACAGCGCGTACAGTTTCAGAGCTTCGTCGAGGGTGTAGGCTTCGTCCAACTCGGACTTCGTGGCGATACCCGCTTTGATAAGCGAGTACATTCTCAGCTCAAGCTCGCTGAAGCGTCCGAAGTCGAAGTCTCCCCATTTTCGGATGTCGGAGTCCCCTTCTTCAGCTTGTCGATAAGGCTGCCAGATCGGATTCCGACTCTCTTGAAAAAACCCTTGAAGTTCAGCTTGATAACTTCGTAGCACAGGATGAACATATCCTGCAGTTCGCCGCAGAACACCTCGTCGGCAAGGTCTTTATCCAGAATGACGGTGTTTCCGTCAGTGTCCTCGCCCTGAACGCTGATATTCTGCTGGTCGATCAGCAGTCTGCGCATCATGCGTTCGACCTTGTCACCAGAAATCGTAGAGAGTGCGCTGCTGATGGCAGGCATAGCCTCCTCGATGTCCATGTCCAGCGGGTTCGCTGCGGCGTCAGAGCCGCCGTCTCCCGTGTCGAGGCCGCCAAACAGCGGGGCGATGCCCGCCAGAATCGGGGACAGCAAGGCGGCCAGTTCACCGCTGATGTTCGCCGCCGCAAAAGCGCCGAACGGGCGGATATAGAACGTGTTCTCCCCGATAACCTTCTCAATCGTCTGCATTCTTCTCATAGTTCATAACCCCCTCGTTATGTACGGTAGAGGCCGCCCTTTACGGACGGCCTCTTTGCGTTGCTTACTCGGTCAGCTCGCCAGAGCCGGTGTGAAGCTCCCACTCGCGGTTGTTGGACTCTTTGCCGAATCCGCGGGATGCGGGCTTGGCAGGCCATGCCGCGTCGGAACTGAACACCATACCGCCCTTCAGGTCTTTAATCAGGATCGGGAACATACCGTCGCCGGTCTGACGATCCTGCTTGAAGCGGTTCTGCAGGAAGCTGTTCGTCTCGGAGGTCTGCAGCACGGTCAGCTTCACGATGTAGGTATCATCGGGGCTGATGCTGCGGACGATCTCGCCGTCGCAACCGACCTTCTTGGTGACGCCGTCGCCGTTCGGGTCGATGGTGATAAAGCTATCATCGGCGTAGCCGGCGACAATGTGGTTGCCGAGCGCAATCGTGACTTCCTTCGGGTTATAGGTCTTGATCTTACCCATCTCTCAGTTCCTCCTTCCTTACAGTTCGTAGGTCAGGCTGCCCTTGAGCTCGGCAAAGTGGATCGCGCCGGCCAGTCTGGCCTTGAACTTGCACTTCGTCAGTTTACGGGACGCCTTTTCGGACGCGGACAGGCTGGCCGCCAGAGGAACGGACGTGACGTAGCCGGGAATCTCGGTGCCGTCCTCGTCGAACTCGCTCTCGGCGATGCCGCCGGCGTCCTGACCGGACTTCAGCGAGGCGATCATCTGGTTCTGCACCAGAGAGATACCCGCGTCGGTGTACGGCACCTTCGGGCGGGTGACGAACAGATTGACAACGCGAAGCTGCATATCGTTCTTCAGCCAGTCGCGGAACCGGATGATGTCCGCCCACTCGTTGCCGATGACCTTGCCGTTCATGCTCAGGTTCTTGCTTCCGACCGTGATGAAGTAGTTCAGGCTCTTGTCGGCCAGAGCCTTCATCTCCGTGCTGGTCAGCTTGGACGGGTACACAGAGGCAAGCTGCTTGAAGGCAGTCGTCTCGCTACCAGCCTCGTAGTTCAGCCATTTCGCAACGAACGCCACGTTGATGTAGCGGTTCGCGGGCGGGATGTCCTCGTCAGCCTGATCCGTAGTCTCGCGGCCATAGACGCCCAGAGTGCGGAAGTAGACGTTGCCGACGGACGGCTGTACCAGATCCTCGTCGTCCTCACGGACGGTGCCGGGGGCCGGGAAGCAATCCAGCTCCGTGTAGCAGAAGAGTTTCTCCTGCGTTTCCATGTACGCGGCGATCTCCTCGTACTTGGCGGGGTCAACGCCTGCGGTGCAAAGCACATACCAACCGGAGGTCGCCAGAGCGCGGGCGATGGTGGTCGCCGGGGTCTCCAGTTCACTGTCCGGGGTGTTCGCAGGCTCGTTGTCCTCGGCGGCCTGCGTCGCAGGCGCGTCGGGGTCAGGGTACGAAACGGCCACGGTGTAGAGCACCGCAGTACCGCCGGTCTTATTCACCGCGACGGTGAACTGCTCCTCGCCGCCCTTGTCCAGCTTCTTCAGGCTGTTCCACACAGGGCAAGCCTTGAAGCTGGCGCCGTCGGTGATGACGGTGTCCTCGATGGTCGCGGTATAGCCGTCGGCGATCAGCGCCGCCAGCATATCGAAAAGGCCGGTGTTCTTGACGCCGGTAATGGGGCCGTCCAGCACCATGCTCAGCTTGCGGGCAGACTCCTTGAAGGAGATGGCGCAGCCGGTGAGTCCCTCTTTCTTGCCCGCATACTGCACGACCGCAGCGTTGGTGTCCTTGATGGTCTGTCCCGCCACGACAGCGCCTTCGGAGAGCTGCTGGATGGCGATATACACTGCCGTCGGACGAGGGCTCTGGGCGAAGGCGACGCTTGCGGCCAGACCGACAGGGTCGGCATCTGCGCCGCTCGTGACGAAGCCGGCGTCTTCCACTTCGCTGATGTCGGAGTAAACCCCAACGCGGGCCGGGGATTTGGCACCAGCCTTCGGCGCAGGGCCCATAATCAGCAGATTGTCGAAGCTGGTGTCATCCACAATCGGGGTTGCGATGTCGATGTCCACCGTGGCAATCATGTCGTAGTTCTTACTCATTGCCTGTTTCCTCCTTTATCTCAACTTCGGTGAAGTAGCCGGTTTCTTCCTTTGCCAGCTCTTCGGTTCCGCCACCGCTGGCGGACGGCTCGAATGTCGGAACGATGATAGGCTCCTCTTCGTCGCCCCAAGGCCCGGACTTGCTATCAGTCTCAGGCGGCTCGGTAGGCGTGTAGGTCGGTTCCTGCGTTTCCGGGTCTTTCTCGCCTGTGGGGTACTGCAGGCTGCTTTCCAGCAGCGCCGTGGAAGCTCCCACTGCCTTTTGGGTAAAATAAAACTGAACCGTCAGGCGTGAACGGAACTCGTAGCTCGTATCGTTCACAACGCCCGTCAGGTTCAGCACATCGCCGTCAATCAGGATGCTCACATCATTCTGATGGCTCCATTGGACGGTATGCTCGGAATTGAGGAAGTCGGCAAAGGACAGCATATCGTCCACCGCGTTATCCTCGTATGCCACGGTCTTCCCTGATACTTCATCGACGACCGGAGACCCGTTCGTGAACAGATCCACCGTAATCGAGAAGCGGGAGAGGTAATGCCCGACGACCTCGCCATCTACGAACGTGTAGTTCGGAGCCTGCGGGCGGTGGACGTTGCCGGGGGTCAGTACCACGAGCGGCACTTTCTGCTTGGCCGTGCGGCTCTGGTTCGCAAACACGACGTTGGCACCGCCGAAATACTGTTGGGTCAGCGCACGGAACAGCTCTTTGGCTTGCCCTACTCTCACGGCGTATCACCTCCGTCGTCTGGCTTGGCAAGGGACAGGAACCCCTCCTCGTCGATTTCCAGCCCGGAATCGCCCTTGATGCGCACCACGCCGACGGTGTCTGCGGATGCGATGGGGAAATTCGTGATAGGTGGGATCTCCTGCTGGCTCTTCCCTGCCGTCGCCGGGTCGTCCTGCGGCGGGTCTTCGATGTCCGAAGCCCGTGCGCCATCAGTCGGCACGAGGCAGAACTGATAGTTCAAGTGCGACAGCACCGTATGATCCCACGGCTGGGCGGCGGTACACTCATACCAGTCGCCCATGTAGTACAACAGGTCGCCCTTGACGCCGGTAGCCTCGCTGGCCGGTATCAGCACATCGGTTCCGTGTCCTTCCAGATGCTTCATCTTGCGTTCGCCCTCAGGCAGCGCAAGCATGGCGTCCGAACCCATCGGGTGGACGTGCAAGCTGGCTACGAAGTCCTCGTGATCCGCGGTGATGTAGCCGCGAATGTTCTGCGGTTCCTTGAACCGGCGCACCCAGTATTTCTTGTTGAACAGCGTAATGTTCACGGTCAATCACCTCGTTCCTTGATGACGAAGTCAACCGACTGCCTCATGTGGCCGGTGTCAATCAAAGGCTGCTCAGACTTTTTCTTCTTGATGGTGGATGGCTTATTCGCCACAAAGCCGCCATCGACGATCTCCTGCTGCACAAGGCCCTTGCAGAAAACGCCAAGGTCTTTGAGCGCCTCTTCTGTCGTGCCGCCCTCGGCCAGCGTCTTATTGACCTGTTCGCAGGCCACTTTCAGTTCGGGCTCGTGGTTCTCGAAGCTCTGTCGCATGAACGGTCTGGCTGGGCTGTCAGAGGTGCCGAGTTCGTTGTACGCGGCCACATCCGCAAGGGATGTGCCGTCTTCGTAGGTCTGGCCCTCTTGGAACCCGACCTGCACTTCAAGCCGGGAGAGCTTCTGCAGTTGCTCGAAATACCTTCTGCCCTCGGGCGTCAGGTCTGAAATGCTCAACGCCATCACGGTTCCTCCCTGTCAACAGAGAGCGTCCCGTCTGGTTCCAGCTTCAAGCCAGAGCCGGGGCGTACCTTGATGCCGCCGAGGACGGCGTCAGAGGCGACAGGCACGATACACGGATTGTTCTTCCCTTTGCCGCCAGAGCTGTCAAGCTCACCGCTGCAATGGATTGGGACAATAACCATCCGTCGGAGTTGGAGAAACTGAACGCCGTAAGCGGTCAAACCGAGTTCGGCATCCGTTGCGAGGTTGGAACTCTGATTCGCCCCGAAGCTGATGCTGCTCCCGCCCTCGGACACGCTTCCAACAGCGAAACCGATGCCGATAGCGCCCATATCTCCGAGCGGATTCTCGCCATACCCGGCCATCTTCAGCTTGTGGCAGACGAGATAGGCAATCGCCTGTTCATACAGCTTCCCGAACTGCTTGCGGCTCACCATAGGGCGAACCATCTCCACCCAAAGGTGAAGCTCCGCGTCGGTCAGGGAGATGAACTCTTTCCCAATCAGTCGGATGTACTGGATGGCCTTCATGGCGCTCACTCCTTACTTGTTCTCGTCGGCAGCCTTTGCGGCAGCGGCCTTCTTGGCGGCGTCAGCCTTGGCCTTATCCTCTGCGGTCTTCTTGGCAGCAGCTTCCGCCTCAGCCTTGGCCTTCGCGTCAGCTTCGGCCTTTGCCTTGGCTTCTGCCTCGGCCTTCACCTTGGCATCCTCTTCCAGCTTTCTCGCAGCAGCCTCTTCGACAGCCTTCTGGAAGGCGGCCTCGCTCTCGTCGGTCTCCAGCAAACCCTTGGCGATGAACGCCTGAATGGCGGGCAGCTTGAGAGTGGCCTCGTTGATGTCCATAGACGCATCGGGCATGAGGATCGTCGTGCCGATGTTGATAATCTTGGAGCCCTTATTTCTGATCTTCATGATGAACCTCCTGTTATTCGTGGGCTGCCGCAGGGTGGCTCCTCGACAGCCTGACGTTATTCTCGATTGACGCAAATGTTATGGGGAGATTGCCGCGTGGCAACCTCCCCACAAAAATTTTCCCCTCTTAGGACACGCCGACCGCGATCAGAGCGGACAGCGGGTAGTAGACGATGACGCCAGCGGTGCGGGCCTCGCAGAGAATGATGGTCTCCAGCTTCTCGACCTGCAGGGGGTACTGGTAGAACGGCATCGGGTTCTCCAGAGTCAGCTTGCGGGGGTCGTTCTTGAACAGGAACGCCACGCCCTGGGGGTTGCCGCCAACCGCGTAGGGGTTGGTCTCGGGAGAGTCGGCATCCAGCTCAGCGGTAGACACGACGTTCTTGATGTACGGAGCGTGCTCCTGAATGAACGCCAGAACCGTGGTGCTGGTGTCGGGAATGCGGCGGGTGGAGATGTCCATGAACACGTCAGCGGGGACACACAGGGTATCGGGGCGCTCGACGTTCTTGGTGATCTTCGCAACCTGCTTCGCCATGCCGTTCACGTCGGCGAGGATCTCGTCGGCGGACTTCTCTGCCCACTTGGTCTTGCCGCTGGCGTTGGCGCCGATGGTGTAGAGAGGAATGTTCTGGCCGTCGGACAGAACGCCCATCAGGCCGCTTTCCTCGTCACCGCACCATGCGATCTTGTTGGTCAGGGCGTCGATCTGGTAACGAGCGGACTCACCCTTGCGGGCGTCCAGAGACTTGCCAGCCAGACGAGAAGCCCGCATCTCCTGAGCGGAGTAGCCGTAGCTGTCGCCAATGGACTTGATCTTGGCGAAGCTGGGCTTGCCGGTCACGTCCGCACGGGGCAGGTCGGTGGAGTAGTTGTCGATAATCTTCGCCAGACCGGTCTTGTCGTAGGTGTAGTAGGTGATGGTTTCCGCGCCGGGGTCGGCCTCGGAGCTCTGCGGGAACAGGTGCAGGGCCGTCAGTTCGGGGTACTCGACGTCGTAGGACTGAGCCTTGACGTGGTCGAGTTCACGGGCGAAAAAGACGGAAGCATCCTCGGCGCTATCGAAGCGAGTGCCCTCGGAAGCCATGATAGCCTTGGGGATCTTGGAGCCCCGCAGGGTCATGGCCTCGTCGCTATCATAGTTCATGTGCTTTTTGGTAGCCATAATTCACGTTCCTCCTTTTCTTACGCCTGAGCCTGATTGAACAGCTCAATCGGGGCAATCTGGGCGTTGGTATCGACGCCGCCGACAAAGCGGGCCTTGACGGCGATGGTGGCGGGGTCGCCCTGATGGCTTTCGCCAGAAGCAGGGGTGCCAGCCTCGTTGGTGAAGCAGCCAGCCTCTTCGCCCTCGGTAATCAGGTAAACGCTGTCACCGTAGGCAGGCTCGACGCCCTCAGCCACGCGGCCGTAAATCTTGCCGTAGCGCATGACGCCAACGGCAGCACCCTTACGAACGGCGAGCTTGCCCTCCAGATCGTACTCGGTGGTGCGGTTGTTGGTGGTGATGCCCTCAAACTTGGCGGCGGTAGCGGCCTTCTTGGGCAGGGCGATATTGACACCGGGCTTGCTGCCCTGAACGACGCCCACGCCGAACTTCAGGACGCCGTTCTCCTCTTCGTTGAGGAAAGTGTCGATCTGGTGCGGAGCGACATCAACGATACCGCCAGCCGCGCCAATAGGGGTGGAATAGCCGTACTTGGTCTGAGCACTCATGTTACTTTTCCTCCTTTGCTCTATTCTGACGACGCTCGATCATCTTCTGACGGGCGGCATCAGCGGAACCGACGCCGTTGCTGGCAGGAGTGCGAGAGTCGCGGTTGAACATCTGCTTCTTCTGGTAGCCAACGTCCTTCTTGTCGCGAGCCTCAACGTCAGCAGCGGCATACTCGAACGCGGCGTTCACGAACGCATCGCTCTTGCCGTCCAGACGCATCTCGGGGCGCACAGCCTTGATGATGGCCTTCTTGGCGGCGGAGATGCTCATGTCCTCAACGCCGTCGAGGTTCAGAGCCTTGCCGATCATGCCGATCTTCACGCGCTGGCGGATGATGGCGTCGATGCTGTCGGCGTTCAGAACTTCACCCTTGGTGTAGTCGGCAGGCGTCGCGGTGGGAATCGCGTCGTCGTCGCTGTCCTGATTGTCGGTGTCGTCACCCTCGTCGTTGTTCTCGTCGGTGGTATCATCATCCTCGTCGGTCTGAGGATCGGTGCAGCCTGCCTCGTCGAACTCCTTCTGCGCGAGCAGAGTGTCGATGATGTCGAACAGGATGTCCATGTCCTCGTCCTGATTTGCGATGACGCCCTTCGCGGACTCCAAATCCTCGGGGTCGCCGTCAGCATCGCGGCGGTCGCGGTTGTCCTTGACGGCCGCAACCTTCTCTTCGACGGTCTGAGGCTCCTGACCGGCGGGAGCGACAACGGTGTCGTCGTCATCCTGCGCGGCAGCGGGGGCGTTGGTGGGCTTGGCGCCGACTACGGGGTCAGTACCCTCGGTGGGGTCCTCGTCGGTCTTGGCGGCGAGGCGCTGAGCGCGGCGGGCCTTGTACTCCTCGATGGCCTTGGCGAGCTCTTCCGGGGACAGAACGCCATCAGCGCGACGAGCATTCTTGGGAGCATTTTTCTTCTTCATGACTTTTCCTCCTTTGAGAGTTCTTGCAGGATCACGGCCATCAATATTTAACCGCGCCTGTTCACCGGCTCTGGCTTCCCGGACCAAGGCCAAGTGGTTGATGCGGATGTCCCGCTGGATGGCGTCGTAGTGCTGGCCGTTCCACTCACCCGGCGTTTCATCGAGCGTCAGATTGTAGCCGAGGGACAGCTCCTTCAGGCCGCAATACCGCATCTCGTCGGTGTTGTGAATGACGATCTCCGCACGGACGTCATCCCCGCTTCGATACCCTTCCGTCAGGATGGTGCCGATCTGGTGTTTCTGGACGTTGTCCTTGTCCACCAGACCCGCATCATGCGTGATGATAATGGGCTTGCCCTGATACGAGGCAAGACTCTCAGCAGCGAAGACTTCCTCAGGGAGCCGAAGCTCCCTCCTGACGCTCCCGTCAGGGTTGGTGTACTCGAAGATACCCGTGCTGGTCAGGATTGGCCTGTCCATCAGGTAGCCTTCGGGAGTGAAATACGTCTGGTTCAGCGGGAGGCTGTCCAGACGGATCACCTGAGATAATTTCGGGGCCTCACTCATTGGGCCCACCTCCTTTCGGAGTGTTCTGCAGCGTGAGCATCACTTCTTCTCCTCACTCTGCCCGATGTCTCCGTCACCGTCCCCGGCCTTTTCGGCGGTCAGGTCGCCGGCAGCGAAGACACTTCCGCCCTCGTCGGCGTTGGTTGCCTCTGCCGCAGCCACAACGGCCTTGGTGAGTTCCAACGTCAAAATCTGGACGTGCTCGATCTCGTCGAGAAGCAAACCCTGATACACGTCGCTCAGATCAGGAGCGGACTGTTCGGTGTCCTGTACGCCCATCGCAAGGCTGTCGAGCTTTTCGCTCACCTTGCCAAGCTGACGTGCAAGACTGCTGATTGCACAAGCGTTCTTCACGGCTCTTCCTTCCTTTCTTCTGAATTTGGCGCCGGGTGCGCCCCTATGGGAGCGTCGCGGCTTCGGGTAGGTCTATATCTGGTCATCGCACTCACCACCTATTCGCTCTTTCCGAAGCGGTCACGATGGAAGGTGCGTTCCCATTCAGCGAACTTGTCCCTCTCGACTACCTCAGGCGAACAGTTCTTGCCGCAGCGTTTGCGGCTGCGCTTGCAGATGCAAACGGTCTTGCCGTTCTGGAAGTCGATGAAGACCTTGATCTTCTCTTTCGTTTCCATATCCTCTCCTCCTCGCCTGATTATTTCATGGGGATATTCACCCCGTCGTAGTCGAACACGGGGATTGCCACGCATCGGCAACAGTAGTCTTCGCCGGGGTGGCATTTGCGGCCGGTGTAGACTCGGCCAGCTTTGGTGTCGTACCACATCTCAGGCGGGTCGTTCCAGTCGAAGGTCTTCCCATTCAGCGCCGCATGGCACGGGCGGACGCGGGAATCGTGGGACGTAGACCACCGATACTTCTTGCAGCCTGCGTCGGTCTGCTGCATCTTCGTGATCTGTGCGTTCAGCGTCGCAAGCTGGTCGCGGGCCAAAAGCTGAGCGTGGCGCTTGGACGTGCCGTACTCGCTCTGGATGTCCTTCTGGATGTCTCGGATCGGTCGGCCATTCAGGTAGCCGTCCAGAATGATTTGCCTCATATTGCCGAGTGTCTCGGTCGGCAGGCTCTTGATGTAGGCCACGTTCTCGGCGATCCACCTCTGGATGGCCTGCTCGTACAACTCGCCCGAGTAGTAGTCATCCAGAATGTCGATGCCCAGCGTGTCCTTGACGGCACGTTTCCACTCTCGTACTGAGGTGTTCTGCGTCATCTTGGCGATCTGCTGAATTTTGCTGTCGAGGCCGAACTGCGCGATGCGCTTTTCCAGAGCCGCAGACACTTCCTGAAGCATCTGGCGGATGCGGGCGTCGAGGTCGCGGCTGTCATCCAGCCGGGAGTCTCCATGCCGTTCCCTCTTGTACTCGTTCATCATGGCAGGCAGCTTCTTCTTCAGCTCCTCGTTCAGCAGCCGCATATAGGCGCCGGCGATGCGGCGGTACTCACGCTCTGCGGATTGCGGGTATTGCGGGATGGTCTTCGCAGGAAGGGGCCTATTCCCCCGGAACTTGGGGCGTACAGCCTTTTTAACCGCCTCTTGGTATTGGTTGTTGGTCAAAGACAAAGCCCCCTTTACGGTCATTTACGCAGGTTTGGCGATGGGTTGTGGGCAAAAGAAAAGCAGGGCGGCCCGCTCTGCCTATTTCCCATCTACCTCTTGCTGCTTGTAGACCAGCCCGTACTCGTGCGCGTGTAGCTGGAGATACAAGTCCGTCTCCGCAATTAGGTCGTTGCGCGTCATGTCGCCGTCCTGATACTTCCTCTCAAGCGACTCAAGGTGCGTAGCCACCGACCTTGCAGAGTAGCCATCATAGTCGCTCGTCTTCTGTAACGAATACAGCTTGGTCTTGCTGGTCATATACATGACCTGTTCGTCGGTATTGGCAAAGCTACGGACATCGGTGTCCGAGAAGCAGCTATCCGTATCGCCTGGGTGATTATGCAGGGTGGAGTATGCCGCGTTGTTCTGGCCGCTTTTTACGCCGTGCGTGCTTCCGGTATCTCTGGCGATTTCGTTTCCATCTTCGTCATACGACACGAGGGTTTCATCCGCGTTGTTGCGGATTTCAAGGCTGGCCTTCTCTGCCGATTTTCTGACCTTCGAGTCGTCAGGGGCTTTATCAGCTACGCGCTTCCGCTCTTTTGCGACCTCTCGCAGCTTTTCATCTACCAACTCGTCGAGCTTGCCGGCCTGAATGGCCTTATCGACCTCTCGGAAGCGCATTCCCTTTTCCACCAGAAACTCCGCCTTGAAGTCTTCGCTTTTCCCGTGAAGCAGTTTCGAGGCAGCAGGCGTCAGGGATGGCGCAGAGCCGCCCACTTGGCCCGGAACTCCTTCATGGCCGTGGTTGCCCGAGCCGGGGCCACCGTCAGCATCAATCTCGTCTTTCACTGGCGTCAGATCGCCGTTCGACCAGTTGAAGTGCCGCTTGCCGCCCATCATGGCTGTAAGCTGTTCTCGGGACAAACTCATGTTCTTTCACCTCAAATCTCGTTGAGCTGCGGGTCGCCTTCCTCGTAAATGCCGAGGCGCTTCCAACGCTCGATTACCTGCTCCTTGGTGGCGTACTGGAAGTCCTGCGGTTCGCGGCCGGTAACATCCATCTTGATCGTGTAGCTGTCGCCGACCTTGCTGACGCCTCGGACGGTGAACTCCGTCCCGCGCTGGAGCAGGAACTCGTGCTCGTCAGGCTGGCCGTAGGTCGAACCGATGTAAGCGCCGATGCCCTTGCCGGCTGGCACGTTGATTTCCATGCGGACGTTGCCGCTGGCGACGCTCTCATTCAGCACGGTCGTGCTCGTGAAGGCGTTGTCCCGGAACGTGCTCCCCACCTTCTGAGACAGGGACTCGAACACGTCCTTCTCGCAGGTACGGTACACGGTAATCGGCTCTTTCAGCTCGAACTTGTCGATACCGGACTCGACGCGCTGGATCATATCCCGAACGTCAGTCTTACCCGTGGCGTTCCAGTTCTCAACCATGCGCTCGGTCATTTCACCACGAAGCAGGCCGTTGATGCCGCTGTAATCGGAGCCAGCGTAGTTCATGATAGCGTCCGTCTCTTCGCCCGAGAGGCTGTCGTTCCACTTCTTCACAGGCGAGTTCTCGTACTCGCTTCTCAGCCGGTCGTATTCCTCGCGGTTCTCGCTCCGCAGCTTTCGGTCTGGGCGTACCCCAAAGAACGTGTCCGCGTCGTGGACGTCCGCAAATGACTTGGTGCCGGTGATGGCCGTGCGCCGTTCGCCCTTGCTGGATTTTGCCTTGCTGAAGCTCTTCCCGTGCAGCTTTCCTCCGCCGATGGCTACGCCACCCTCCAGCGGCGTGTGGGTTCCGTTGATAGTCACCCAGTCAACGTCGTCGGCGTCTGTCTCAAAAGGGTCGCGTTCACCTCGGAGAATCGCTTTCAGGAGCTTCACATCGTCGGCAAACGGCTGGAACAGCGACGGGGTCAGTTGTTCGATTTCCTCCAGCGTTCTGAACTGCGGGTCGGCCATTTCGCCGTCTACACAATGCGGCTCGCCTTCGTACTCGGTACAGAGGAAAATGTACGGCTCGATGCCGGTATCTGGCTCCATAGGGCCTCGGCCGAGCGGGATCAGCTCTTTCGGGCTGATGCCGAACTCCTCTTCCGCCTCACGGAACGCCGCCTGCTTCGGAGATTCGCCGTCCTTGATGTGGCCGCCAGGGCCGCAAATCAGGCCGTAGCCGAACTCTGTCTTTCTGGTTCCACTCAGAACCTTGCCCTGAGAGACCACCAGAACGCCTACACAGGCTTTTGTATCTTCTGGGGTAGATGTATTCCCATCACCCTTGACATCCTGTACTGAGGCTTTAGCGCGATTTTGCGGGGCATTGGCGGCTGACTGTTGACGTTCCTCGTCGCTCATGTCCTGCGGCAGCTTGGTCGCTGCAGGTGCGGCAGTGGGAGCTTCGCCATCGCCGCCGGGGTCTTTCTTATGCTCTTCGGTGCTGGTTCCCTCGGCATACTTGGCCGACAACTTATCGAGCATCTCGCGGTTCAGGAGGCTCGGGTCTTCGGTTGCTTTCTTCAGGTCAACGCCCTTTGCGTAGTCAGCAAACTGCCCCTGCTCGAAAATGTTCTGCCCAACATCACCGGAAACCGGATCGCCCTCTGCAGGCTCGTCGGAGAACAGATCCTCGTCGTCGTATTCGTCGAGCATATTCTCGACGTCGAACTCCTCGCTGTCGGCCAGCTTTGCGCGAACCTCGCTCGGGTCGATAACCTGCTTGTCGATGTAGAGCTGGGCAGTCTGCGCTCTGGTGAACTGTGTCTGCGCCCGTTTCTGGTCAAGGTCTGCCTGTTCCGTGTCGCTGAGCGACCACAGGGGGTTGAACTCCACCTTGATCTTCGGCACTTCATCCACTTCGCCGGTGCGAACGCCAGCTTGGAAGATGACCGACAGCAGGTAGCGCAGGTTCTTCTTCACCATGCGCTTCTGGATGCGCTCCAGATAGTTGTACCAGTTCTCCAGATCGGCGTCGCCCGTGGCGTTCATGCCTGCCGGCGAACGGCCAAAGAGAATGGTCTGCGGAATTGAGGTCAGCGCCGACAGGAAGTTGCAGGTCGAGTCGATGACGTCGGAGACGCCGCTGAACTGGAACTGCCTGAAGTCGTAGTCCTCGCCCTCGCTGTCAATGGTGATGCTGTTCAGCAGGCCGCGGGCCATGTCAATCGTCTGCAGACGGCGCAGGACTCTGTCCTCACCCTCTTCGGTGGCAAGCTCTGCGGCCAGATCCTTCATCTTGTAGACCGCCTGAACGGAGCGGTCAAGCAGCTTCGTTGCGCTGCCGTGGGCCACTTCCGCGTCGCGGATGGCCCTGTTGATGCGCACATACTCAGGGATGCCCCAGAGCTGGTAAATCGAGTTGGTCGTGTTCTCAGGCAGGATGCCGTTCTGGAACACGAGGCACCTGCTGTCGTGGACGGTGAACGTGCCGGTGCGGCTCGTCACATGGTAGAACTCAGGCATACCGAGGCGGGAGCCTCTGGTGCGGAACGGGTCGCGCGGGTCGTAGGAGAACATACTCTGGTAGTCAGGCTGGATCACCGAGCGGTCATAGACGCGAATATCGTCAATCGACCGGATGTTGCGCCAGTCCAGAGGCTCGTCGATGCCGCGGCCGTCGTTAATCATCATCACAGCGATGGAGCCTCCGAAGAGCCGCGCCCAGCGGATGGCGGTCATGGCCGTTTCTTCCCAGTCCAGCTCGTCGAGTGCCTCCGTGTAGAAATCCTCGATCTTCTGGTCTTTGGTGCTCTCCAGCGTGAAGCCATGCTTGATGGCCTCCTCTGCGGGCGTGTCGATGATTTTCGCAAACAGGCCGTTGCCCTCGTAGTACATGGTGAGCAGTTCATCGGGAACCACGGGTTCGGCGCGGAACCGATACCCTTCCGTGGTGTCCTTGCTCGTGCCGTATTTGTTCATCATGTTCACGTAGCCGTCGGCTCGGTAGGGGCGAACGGCCTTGCCGGTCTGCATCTCGATCAGGTGGGCGTACCTTTTCACGATGCGCTCGGCTTGGTCTTTGCGTCTGTCGTCCATACCCTCTCACCTCTTTCTGCTTGTTCTCAAATCAGGTTGCCGACGTTGAACGCCGTCTTCGTCTCGATCTCCGCAAATGCGTTGGCGCTTGCATCGACCATATCCTTGAACTTTCCGTCTGGGAAGTTCTCAAGCTGCGTAAGATACACCTCGTTCCACTCGCCATACATGATGTCGAAGTTGCCGGCCTGCCATTGCGCGGCCATAGGCTCGGCTCTGGCCTCTTTACTGCCGCTTTCAGCGACGGCCGTAACGTCGAAGCCAGACAGAAACTTGATGTAGGACTCTGCCTGCTCTTTACCGGCTTGGCCGGGGTCTTTTGGCAGGCGGATGCGGACGCGCTTATACGCCGCACGGTCTGCCTGAGCAGTCAGTTTTATCGTCTTTCGCACATCGGAGGCGTTCATCTGCTTGTTGATGACGTCCGCGATGACGTATCTGCCATTCTTCCGCTTGCCCATCAGGACGCCAGCGGTGTAGGCGGGGTCGCCGTTCTCGGTCTTTTCGGTTGCCGCCAAGTCCCAGCAGCGAACCCACTGGATGACGTCCTGCGGCATGATGGTCAGGATCTCGCCGAGCTGCGTTCTCTTGAAGAACAGGCCGGCGGCGGCCCTGATCTTCCAGTTGCCTTTGAGAAGCCGCTCACGCTGGATGACCGACAGTGCCTTCAGGTTGGACAGGTAGCCGGGGTCGATACGCAGCAGCTCTTGGTTGTCGTACACGGAAGACATGATGAACGTCACCGACTTCGGTTCGTTCTTCTCTTCCGGTGTGGTCAGATTGAAGCGTTCCCAGAGTTCCTCTCTGGTGTCCGCCCAGTAAACGACCTCGTCACGCCGAATCATGTAGCGAATGAGGCCCGAACGCTCAGGAATGGGGTAGCCGGTGTCTTGGTCGATCCACCACGAAATGAACTTCGCAACCCAGCTATCAGCGTCAGGGTTGCAGGTCGCTCGAACGAACGGCCTGACGCCGCAGGTCGAACGGTTACGGGACAGCATATAGAAGAAAATCTCCTCGCTGAAATGCGTCAGCTCGTCGAAGCCGATCTCGCAGATCTGAGCGCCCTGCCAGTTGTCCAGCTCTTCCGAACGCTCGATGTGCGCGAATGACACCTTGGAAACCTCGTTGCCGTCCTTATCTCGAAACGACCATGTGCCGTCTGAGATTTTGCGCTGTGCCCCGTTGATACCGTGGTACATCTTCTGGGCTTCATCCCACAGACCGCCTTGGGCGAAAATCTGCTTGTAGTTCTTCCTGAAGATCGTGCAGCCGAAGCCCTTGACATTCTTGTATCTCAACGCCGACAGCAGCAGGCCGTAGGTCTTGCCGCCGCCGGCCGCTCCGCCGTAGATGCAGATGTCCGCGGAGGTCGCAAGAAACTTCTCTTGCGGGCCGAACTGCGGCTTCAGCACACGGACTTTTCTCTCAGGACTCTTGCTGGTCGCCATCGTCCCTGCCGTTTGCGGGGAGATAGATCAGAACATCTTCGGAATCATCGCCGGCGGAGAGGGCGACTTCCTGCCGCTGCGCCCACTGGGTACGCTTGCGGTTGTTCAGCCAATACATAATTGCCATAGTGTCTGGCACTATGTTCTTCGTCGTGTTCTTGATGCGGACGGGCTTCGGGTTGCCATCCTTATCCATGTCGATTGTTTTCTCGGTGTCGGTAATCTGGTAGCCCAAAGCCCTTTGATAAAGCGCCTTCTCGACCTTAGAGTCGGCGATGTTCTTTCCTCGCTCGACTGCGTCGTTCAGGCTCTCATGCTCCTGCTTCCAGCGAATAAAGGTGCGCGTCGAGATGCCGAAAGCCTCGGCAATCTCGTCGTTCGTGGCTCCCTTGATTGCCAGCGACCAAGCCCAATCGTCGTGGTATTCGGGATTGTACTTGCTGAGGGCCGGCATATCACATCACTCACTTTCCTGCCAGATATTCGGTGGCAAGCATTTCGATCAACTGCCAACGGTTCTTGCTCGTGATAGCACCGTCCTTCTCGGCCTTCTTGATGGCCTTCGTAATGGTAGCCGCAGACTCCGCAGGGATGGCGTTGCTGCCGAAAATCTTCGTCAGATACGTCCACTCCTCGTCGTCCTTGAAGCCGACCTCGTCCATCTTCTCCGTGACGCTCTCGATCATGGAGTGGATGGCGGCGCCGACGTTGCGGATGTCGGAGAACTTCTGGTAGCGGGCCAGCGCCTCGATGAACTGCTTGCACTGCTCGTAGGGCGCGACACCGATAATCTCAGGTGCCGAGGACTCAAGGTTCTTCACCAGCGCGTCCATATCCTTCACCTGATGCGGCAGAAACGAAAACGTGATGTTCTTGAAGTCGAAATGCACCGCCGGGGACAGCAGCTTATCGTACTGTTCCAGAGGCTCCTCCATGATGTCCTTGCCGATGTAGCTCTCCAGCATATCGTCCACGTCGTCAAGCATCTTGCAGATCTCGCGCAGGATGGACGGGTCATCGAAGCCGCTGATGGCGTTGTGGGCCAACTGCTTCGACGCAATCTTGGAGCGGGACAGACCGCTCACGTCGATGATGGCGATAATCTCCTTCATGCCGGCGGCGCGGGCGCTCTTGATGCGGTGATGACCGGAGATAATCTCCAGAACGCCGTCTTTCTCCACCAGCAGGGGCAGGCTCTCAAGCTGGCCGCGGTTCTTGATGTTCGCGGTAAGCTGATCCTGCATTTCCTTCTTCATGATGCGGGCGTTGATGTCCTGCTCCCGCACCTTATCGAGCTGGACTTTGGCAATAATCAGGCCGGTGCCCATGTCGTAAATCTTCTCGTAGCTCATTGCTGTGCTCTCTTCTGCTGCCATTGTTTCTCCCTCCTCAGCCATTCGGCCAACGTAGCCTTCTCGTCACGGCCAGCCACAAGGGCGGCCTCATAGGTCAGCTTGTACCCGTTCTTCGCGTCCTCCTGCCGGTTGACCAGCTTCATGATGCCGCGAACCTCTTTGTTCTCGGCGTACTTCGTGAGCATGGCTGTCCGCATCTTCGTGACCTTCTCCTGGTCGATGTCGTCGAGCAGCGTGTCCACGAAGCTCTGGTTCTGGGCCAGCATATAGCAGAGGCGGCCGAGGCGGTACAGCTTGTGCGGCGCCTTCATGACGTACCACACAAAGATGGAGTCCGCGGCCATCTTCGAGATGCCGAAGACCGCGGCCACATATCCGTCAATCAGGACGGCGCGGTTGTAGGTCGCCTGCGAGCCGACGAAGTTGTGCGTCCAGAGCATCCGGTAATACTGCGCGTTGGCGCCGGCGATCTGGATAATTCGGATGTCGCTGTCCTCCGTGATCTCATAGTCGAGCGGGAGCATACTGCATTTCAGAGGCTCCAGCTTGCCCTCCTGAGGGCGCTTGATTTTCTTCCCTTTGGCGAGGGCCACGGCTTCCTCTTCCCTGTTCGTCGTGATGTACGAGTTCAGGTCAGCGCGTGTCCCAGAACGGGCGAAGATGGTGTGTCCGACGGCCTCGCCTGCCCGTTTCTCCTGATAACACAGGAGCAGAGCCGGGGCGTCCGTCATCATATCGTAGAGCTGCTGGTGCCCAGTCTCGGGATCGAACATACCGTAGGGCGGCTCTTTCCAAGTCATCTTGCCCTGCGTGTCGTAGAACTTCTCGTAGCCGGCGAAGTACGTCGGCGGGTTCGCCACGATGATCGTATGCGGGTCATCCTTCACCTCGCGGAGATGATCCCACATATCCAGCGGGCGGTAGCTCATGCCGCCGAGCAGGCTCTTCGTGGCCTCAAGCTGTCGGCGGATGCTCTCGATGTGCTCTTCACGCCTGTCGTGCAGGTCGCGCAGGATGTTGTGGAAATACTCGTTCCCTGCGCTCTTCGATGTCCGCAGATAGATTTGCGCGTACAGGGCCACGGCTGGGTCTAACAGCTCTTCATCGGAGAAGCCCTGCGCGTGGATCTGCAGCGGTTCGAGAGACTGACCCGTGATGGCGTAGCCCATCACCGAGGTCATCATGTTCACGTCGCTGGTTTCGATCTGCTCAGGCTTGAACCCCGATTGGATTGCCAGATTTGCCATAGCGAATGTACCGGCGCATGGCTCTACGAACCGCGTGTACCCGGAACGCCGAGCGGTCTTAATGAGCTCAATCAAAAACTTCTGCTCAACACCGTTCAGGCACCCGAGGAACATCGCTCCGGGGTCCATAAAAAACGCCATTGTACTGACCTCCTATCGGTTTCGAGAACACGAAAAAGAGGCGGCGGCCTTGCGGTCGTCACCTCTCATTCGCGGTCTTCACTTACATCTCGTCGATCAGCTTATCGACGATGTCCAGACAGGTCATCGCTGTCCTGCCTTTTTCACTCCAGTATTCCGAAGCACCACCCCTAACGCTGTCGGCTACCGTTTTCACCATCAGGCACGGAACGTCGTTGCGGTCGCAGGTCAGCAGGATTGCCGCCGCTTCCATATCGCACACATCCGCGCCGAACTCTTTGTTGAGCCAGAGCTTCTCCTCCGCCTTGCCCATGAACTTATCGCCAGAGGCGCAGCACACATGACGCAGGTTCGGAAACACTCGGCTGGCTGTCTCCATGAGACGCTCGTTGGTCGGGAGCCGTCGGTCTGGGTACTCCGTGTACCGACCAACAGGCACACCGTCCACGTCGGATAGGTCGTACTGCCAATGCACCACGCAGTCAACGAGGCAAGGCTCGTCAGCCATCAGGTCTTCTCTGCAGCCTCCCACTACGCCGTAATTAAGAACCGCAGCGACTTCGTAGCGGTCGATAAGGTATTGTGTTGCGGCGGCCGCGAAAATCTCACCTGCGCCGCTATACAGGGCGTAGACTTGGCTTTTGGCGGTTTGATAAAGCACTGTGCCGTAGCCGTCGTTCAAATCGTAGCCCTCGCCGTATTTCTGGCGAAGAGCCGCTTCCTCGACCGCCACGATCAGTCCGATCTTCCTCATGGAGTCACTCCTCGATGCAAGAGAAAAGGCAGCCGGTTCTCCGACTGCCTTTCTCGTATTCTGGACCGGGCCCCAGCTTGCGAAGCTGGAACTCCTGCCGGGGAGGCAGGAATGATGCACTTTCACCAAGCCCGGATATGGACCGGGAATCCGCTTGCGGGGCGGAAACTCTCGACAGGATGCCGAGCGTGATGCCCTTCACTATTCCCGGATGTTGCCCCGATGGCCGGGGCCTATGGCACGGACGGTTGGGAATCGAACCCACCACACGCGGTTTTGGAGACCGCATCGCCAGCCTTGGAACATTCGCCCGTAGATGGACCGGAACCCTACTTGCGAGGTAGGAACTCCCTCAAGGATAGAGGGCGTGATGCTCTTTCACCAGTTCCGGGTATTGATGTGCGGGCGGGGATTTGTCACCCCGCATAGCGCAGGCAGCGTACAACGTGCTTTCTTCCCGTCCGAGGTAGCTACTTAACCCCAATAGGTCTGCGTTCTGTTGTGCCCTGCTGCGCCGCATACCCTTGCCGCGTCTACCTATTCCGCCACCGCACATCACCGGCCTGCCTGTTACAGCAGGCTCAGTTGCTCAACTTTCTCTTCGGGCGGCTGTGCCGCCTTGGGCTGCTTCACAGCGTCAGCCTCAGGCATCTCCTCGATGACCTCGCCGGTGTGGGCCAGCCACCACTCCGCAAACAACGTGCGGTGGCACCAGTTCTCAGGCTTGCGGATGTCCTCGAAGCAAAGCAGAACCAGCTTCTTGTCTTCCTCCTGAGCCTTGGCGTCAAGCCGCTGGACGATGCCGATAATCTTATCGACGCCGATCTTATCCAGCTTCTTGAAATACTCAGCCTTGTACTCCTCATAGCCCAGCTTCAGCATATCGTACCGCGGAGCCAGCGCGTAGCACTGTTCGCGGATCTCGTACCCAGTTGAAAATCTGGGCTTGCCGACGCTGATGCCGACGGGATAATACCCATCGTTTCGGAGTTCCTTGTTGCTATACCGACCTGTCATAATTGCCATGTGATTGCCTCCTGAATATCTTTACTTTATTGTACCATACGGCCTACCTAAAGCAAGGTTTTACGGTGTCGCTACGCATTTTTGTGACCTTGTTCGGATGCCTCGCGCCTCGCTGCGGCAGGCTGTGAAATCCCTTTTTAGGGGTGACACATACCCAGCCGATGGCCCTCCGCCTCACCGTACCGCCGTCGTGGCGATTTCGATGCAGGTTGCAGGCCCTCAGGCGCCGTATGGTTGTGATACTCAGGGGTTCTCACCAAGCAGCGCCTTGCTGGGTCTGTTGCGCTTACTTGATGGCTTCGAGCAGCTTCTCTGCAGTGTCCGTCTTCTCCCAAGTGCGCTCCTCGCCGATGACGTTGCCGAAGTGGCCGTAGGCGGAAGTGTTCTTGTAGACGGGCTTGCGCAGGTCAAGCCAGTTGATAATGCCTCTGGGGGTCAGATCATAGACGGCCTCGATGGCGTCGCAGATCTTATTCTCGGCGTACTTGCCGGTGCCGTAGGTATCGACTCGGATGCTCACGGGCTGCGGTACGCCGATTGCATAGGCGAGCTGAACCTGACACTTATCAGCGATGCCGGCAGCCACGATGTTCTTTGCGATGTGGCGGGCCGCATACGCTGCGGAGCGGTCAACCTTAGTGGGATCTTTACCAGAGAAGGCACCGCCACCGTGCGCGGCATAGCCGCCGTAGGTGTCCACAATGATCTTGCGTCCGGTGAGGCCCGAGTCTGCGGCGGGGCCGCCCTTGACGAAACGGCCCGTGGGATTGACGAACAGGTTGTAGGTGCCAACGTCCATATCGGGCTGGTAGGTCAGCAGCTCGTCGAGGACGGGCTTGATGACGTGCTCCTTCAGGGGTTTCTCCAGATCCTCGGGTGCGACACACTCCTCATGCTGGGTAGAGATGACGACGGTGTCAACCCGTACCGGGTTGCCCCTCTCGTCATACTCCACCGTTACCTGTGTCTTTCCATCGGGGAGGATGTGAGGGATTGTGCCGTCCTTTCTCTTCTTCATCAGCAGATATGCCATCTTATTCGCCAGCGTGATAGGCAGGGGCATCAGATCCGGTGTCTCGTTACAGGCGTAGCCGAACATCATTCCCTGATCCCCCGCTCCGCCGACGCCGTCGTTGGTTCCCATTGCGATGTCGGGGCTCTGCTCGTCGATGGCAACCATCACCGCGCAGGTGTTGCCGTCAAATCCCGCCTTGGGGCTGTCATAGCCGATGTCCTTCAGGACGCCGCGGGCGATACCGGCAAAGTCGATGTAGTGCTCCGTGCTGATCTCGCCCATGACCAGCACCATGCCGGTCGTGCAGCAGGTCTCGCAGGCCACACGGCCATTCGGGTCATGCTTCATGACCTCGTCGAGCACTGCGTCAGAGATGCGGTCGCACACTTTATCGGGATGGCCTTCTGTGACCGATTCCGAAGTGAAGAGTATCTTGCTCATGCGTTGAACCTCCTTGTTGTCTTTCCGTTTCGTCTGGATTTCTTGTCCCCCTCGGACTCTCCAGATTTTCTATGCTACACGATAATACAGGTTGATGGTGAACTTCAATCCCGTTTGCTCTCCATCAATTCTTGTTACTCTCTTTTTGTCTCTTTTCCTGTCTTTTACTCCCCGATACAGGTATTCAAATGCGCTGGCGATGAACGGTTTCGCCGTGGAAGCAGCACCCGCAGTAGACCCAGGCGCCGTCCTTGTAGGCGAACGTCATAAACGTCGGACGCCATTTGCCATTCTCGTCTACCATGTGGTCGTATGCCTCGCCCACCTGCAGATACCCGCTCGACATGGATGCCGGCGGGACGCAGTCGCGGAAGTCATTGACGATCTGCTCGTCCACGGTGTCTCCGGGTTGTGCCGCTTTGTAGAAGTCCCCGGCCGCCGCCCAAACCTCCCGAGTGATGTGTTTGCTCATGCCTTATCCTCCTTGATGTAGTTTTTATTGAGCCAGTCGATCCATCCAGAAATACCTCCGCAGGCGTCCAGCACGTCGTCCGCGTCATCCACGACGCTCGACCCGTGCCAATGCCCCTTCGGATCTTTCACAAATGCCTCGATCCAGCTATTGTTCTCAAATGCCACCTTGTTCTCGGCCTCTTCGTCTGCATTGAGGGCGTCCCACAGCTCCGCATCACTCTTGAAGGTAGTTCTCAGAGCGTCAGACGCCGCCATGTTCATCGCGCCGGTGTTCTGCTTGTTCTTATACAGGAAATCGTGGCCGTTCATGAAGCCGACAATCTCGACGTCTCCATGCACCTCGACGGACACCTCGTAGCCCTTGTACTTCAAGCCGCCGATATAACCGCCATACCACACACAGTCGAGGTGGTCATCGTCAATGAAAATGCTCTCCTCGGTCAGAAGTTCCGCACCGAACACTTTGGCATCAGCCTGCATCTTGCGGTAGCGCCGATCGATCTTCGCTCTGCTCACGCTCAGCCCTCCATTTCTACGATATAGGAAAACACCGCTCTGACCGTTACGTCCAGATCCACGTTTCGGAACCATGCGTCCGACATGAGGTGCAGCGCCGAGAACGCCGACCTGTCGTACTTGATACGCGCATAGACTTCATCAGGGTCGTCTCCACGGGCAGCCATACGCTCCGCTCTCGCCTCAGAGGATGCCCAAATGCCGATTACTACGATGCCTTTGCTACCCTTGTAGCTATGCTGCATATAGGCGATACCCGCAGGGTCGATAACATAGATGTCGCTGCTGTCAATGACCGACTGAGGCACTCCGTAGCGGTGGCCGTTGTAGATGGTGAACGCGCACATGGGGCCAGCGGCGTCGAACTCTTCCGGTGTCACGAAAATATGGCCGGGTTCGTCAGGGTATCGCCGCGGCCGTTCTGTGTACGACCAGACTTCTTTCAGGCCGAACCGCTTCGTCAGCTCGTGGGCAACGCTGGATTTGCCTGAGCCAGACGGACCGGCCAGCAAATAGATGTTCTTCATTCGTTTTCCTCCATCTCTTTCCAACTCTTTTCGCTGCAAAACAGGTTGGCAATATCATCCTCTTCGTCGGGGAGTTCCACCGTGACTCTGTTCAGCCCGCTCACGGCGCCCACCGATCCCGGTGAATACCGCTTTGTCTGTTCTCCGGTTTCATAATAGAATCGTACCCGGCTATCTGTAAAATGCGGCTCGACCGTTAGAACTTCCTTATTGCTCCATTCCCAAAAGCTGTCTGGGTCATCGTAGTCGTGCAGAATGATGTCCACCTTTGCCCCGACGCCGTGTGGGCCAAGAACTTCAGCCTTTTTCCCCTTCTTGGCGGCGATAGAAGACGCCAGCCGCCTAATGATGTCAACCCAGTCCGCTATTGGTACTGCGCGTTTCATCTTATCAGTTTCTTCGGCCATCGCATCGTATTGCTCAGCCATATTTCGGAAAGTGATGGCAATGTCTCTCAAGCGCTTTGCCTCAGCGTCGCACTCTCTTGTGACACTCTTGGACAAGGAGAGTAGCTTCTCATATTGCGCCGTTTGCTCGCTTACTCTCATACGCCCTCCTCGGATTTCGACGCCGAGCGGAAAATCTCCGGCCAACTCGGACCGCAGTTGAAAACGAGGTACAGGTGCTCACCGTAGTCCTCGATCCTGTCGCCCGACTCTTCCAGCCCATGCAGATACGCCGTGTTCACCACGTCAACAGCGAGCCGCAGCTTTCTTGTGACGATGTGGAAATCGTACCCGACCAGAACGATCACCTGATGAATGTCATCAAGGAACCCGTTCAGGTCAAGCTCCACGCTGGTCACACCGTCGATGCTCAGCAGGTCACGTTCAAGTGATGCGCACTTCTCGGTGATGCCGTACCGTTCGGCGATCCGTGTAGTCTCGTCGTTCATCGAACCGCCCCTTTCACGTAGTACCGGCCAGCCTCCGCGACCGTGGTATCGTCGAAGCAGTCGGTCATCGCACTACTGACCTTGCGGATCATCTCCGGGTCAAGGCCAGCACGTTCCATTGCCATGATGGCGTAACCCTTGCAGGCGTCGTTGTTCCACGGCCCCTCAATCATCTGGGCCAGTATGCCGACTCTACCGGCCGCATAGCCCTCTGCTCGGATGCGCTCCACCGTTCTATCAGGCAGGGTGATGCGCATGGATTTGCAGTCGAAGTCCTCGTCGTCCGGGCTGCAGTCGAGCAAGCCAGCGAGTCTCTCTTCGATTGCGGCGTCATCCGCATCTTCCTCGATGTCCGTCGCCTCGAAGGCGTGGTAGGTTTCATAGGTATCGTGGCTTCTCTCGAAGCCGTAGTGCAGTTCAATTTCGTATGCCATATTCACTCCTCCTTGCCGTACTGCTTGAATGTGCTCAGATCGTATGCCCCGGCCACGCCGTTACACTCGATCTCTCGGTCGATGAAGTCCTGATCTGTCAGGCTGATGGTCCCGTCGTTACTCAGGTCAGCCGCCTTTTCCTCAGCCCCTTCGTGGCTGTCAGCCCAGATAATCACGCTTCTGGACAGCGTTTCTCGGACTGTCACGCTGTACGGGCGCAGACCGTCCGCTGGCGCGTCCGCGGACTCCGTCCATCCGTTCGCAGCGTCTACGAACTTGGCCGTCAACTCCTCAGCCGTCACATGAAGCGTCGGTCGGTCTGCAGTAGGCTCAACACCTACCCATTCAAACCACGGGTGGTCTGCCGCGGTGACGCTGCCAAAGCGGTCATCAGGCAAACCAACCTGCGACGGGATGAAGTAAACACCTTCATCAAGGCTGTCCTCGATGGCCTTTTCCTGTTCCTCGCTCATGCTGCCGGCAATCACGACTTCGTGGCGCATCTTGTAGTTGTCGGCGTCGCGGTACAGGTAGCTGATCTTGGTGTTGACTCGCGCCAGCCAGCCAAGCGGGTCGTTCATCGCTTCGTCAAGCGACGCATACGGATTTCGGATGTTGCCGTTTTCGTTGAAGCCGTTGACCACGTGCAGGGTGCGCTCATTCTCTTCGTTTCGCATATTCCCCATCCTCTCTCAGTAGGACGTAGCACCCATCTTCTCCGTCGTTCAGGCGCTCCAGCGTGTCCTCTGCTTCGCATTCATCGTAAAACAAGAGTCGCTTACCTTTCTCGCCCAGCTCGACGGCGCCCTCCTCGTCCTCCACAACATACAGGCCAGAAGTAGCTTCGCGGATGGATGCTGTATAATCGCCCTCGCCGTCTTCATCTTCTCCATCGTTCAGGTCGTGATGGTGGATAAAGACCGGATCGTCGCATCCAATGTCGTATGCGGTGGTAAGCATCGTGCCATCTCCGCTGTCATATTCCACGCAGGCAAGCATCTCCGGGTCATGGCCGTTACGGACGAGATCCACATACACGCCGGGGTAATCAGCGGGCGAATCCGTGATGCTATGCTTTGCATAGACGTGCAGAGTGCCGAGCGGGGTGTCCACGCAGAAATCTCTTTCCATCGTCAATCCTCCTTCTTCCCGAACAAGAGCGCTTCCTGCTGCCTGAAATATGCCCGAGCCGCAGCAAATTCGCTCGCATCAAATCGTTTCGTATCTACCGTGTGCGCGCCCTTGTCCCACACTGTAACGACAACCTCGATGCGCTCCAGTTCGTAGTCGATGTCCAGTTTCATGGAGAGGTTGCAATGTCGCCCGTCTCTGACCGTCAAAATCATATCGTAGCCTCCCTCTCAATACTTACACTGGATGCCGAAGTCATTCTCGATACAACTCTGAATGAGCTGGCCCATTCGCCACACCTGATCTGTGACCAGCGTAAATCCGCTTGCTCCCCAGTGCCACGAGAAGCTCTTGCCGTTCTTTCGGAACAACGTGCAGGTCACATCTCTTCCTTTCGTCAGGCGCATCATCACTTCATCTCCATTGAAGCAGCCGAGCGAGATCAGGTTCATTTCCTGCCCGTCTTTCACCTTCAGTACCACGCAGGCATCGTTGTTTGACAACAGTTCCACCATGTCCTTCAGTTTCATTTCGCATTCCTCCTTATCTCTTATGTACGGCATAGACCGTCATCCCTGCGCTGTTCTTCACGACGCGATCCTCGAACTCCTGCTCCGACATCGGTTCAAGATAGAAGCGGACCGTGTCGAGATCCCCATCGCTGTCGTATTCTTTCACGCCGTACAAGACGTGATCTGCGCCGGTCTCTTTCAGGACCTTGAGGGCTTCAGCCTCAAACTTCTGAAGCTCCCGCCCGACATCTCGGATAGGCATCTGCCCGAACGCAACCAGCCCACTCTCCGTCCAATGCCTCCACCGGACCCACCCGCCATTTTTCATACCGCATACCTCCGTCCGCTCAGGACATCGACCACCGTAGTTCCGGTGCCGAAAGCCGACCTCATTTCGTGCATCTCTTCGTCGTTGGGCTGCCGGCTGGCGTAACCTTTCAGGGCCTCCCGCACTTCTGCTGCGTAGGTGGCGCGAGTAGCGGACACGTTCACGCAGTCGGGAGCGACCAATTCAACCTTTTCGAGCATATCGTCAGCCAGCGCACGGCCAATGCTGTTGCGGGCAACGCCGTCGGCGTCAATGGTAATCTTGCACGAGTCCAAGTCGGACTTCACGCGCTCAAGTTCCTTCTGGGCTTCATTCTGCCAAAACTGGCCGAGCTTTCCGCTGAGTTCCATCTGAAATCTGGTCATCGTTATTTCCTCCTACTGGTTATCTCAAATTATCCATCTGGTTATCTTATGAGTATATTATACTGCGTTACCTACCTAAGTCAATAGATTTACGTTAATTGTTTCATATTATTTCTATAATTATAAATCATTCCGTTAATACTCTGCGCAGGCAGAAAAAGAGCAGGCCGCAAAGCCTGCTCTCGGTTTCCTATTCAGTTTCGTCGTAGTCGTCGGGGTTCCACATCAGGCCGTTATCTTCGATGTACTGGGCCATGCTCAATAAAGCTCTGCCGTGGAGTTTGAACACCCGCTTGCGGTACATATCCTCCCGTTCCAACAGATCCTCCTCGTCCCCGTACAGCAGATCCACCACATCGCCCCAGCTTGCCCCGTCGAGGTATCGGCTTCGGATGACAGCTCGCTCGTCGGAGCGTTTCAGCCGACGGATGATTTTCTCGAAGAACATCCTCTCCCGCCGTCTGTGTTCCAGCGTCGCCCGGATGTCTTCCTCAAGGTCGAACTTCTGCTGCATCAAGTCTGAGATGCGGTCGTTGGATGGGCTTGGCGATTTTGGCATATCCGTGAGGGCTTGGGCTCCCACGCCTACCAGCTTCGTCTCCAACCGCTCCAGCCTCTCGGACTGATTCTCGATTTCACGCCTCAGATCACGGAGGTCTATCAGCCGTTGCTTGACGGCCTCGACGTCGTAGTGTTTTTCCTCGTTCATAGAGTTCGGAAGCCCCGTTCACCTCACTTTCGCTCTGGCCCCGCGAGGCTCACACCTGCTTGACCCACTCATACCTCTTCTCAAAGGGTTCAAAGTCCTTCTCGCCGAGGATGCCCTTCAGGTTCATGTCCATCTTGATCTGCCAATAGTCCTGCTCGTCACCCTTCTCCAGAGCGCCGTGGTACTTGTCGAAGACCTTGCCCCACGCCTCCACCACGCGGCGGATGCGCTTTTCGCCAAAGACATCCTTCCCCATGACGGCCGGGTCGTTCAAGGTGAGAATGAGCGTATCGGTCATAAACTGGATGTACGTCTCTTTCTCAGCCTGCCGGTAGACGTTGACCGTGTTCCTCTGCCGTTGCAGGTATCCGTTCTTTCCCATGACTATCCCTCCTTATGACGATGCTTTGAAGTTGTAGATGGGCTTGATAATCTCCAGCACGTCGCAGGTCGGGCCGATGCAGCCCATGATCTCCTTCATGTCCTTGTAGGCGAACGGCGCCTCGTCTATGGTGTCGTAGCTGATGCAGGAGCTATGCACGTTCCGCATCGTCTCGCGGTAGGCTCCAATGGAAATAGACTCTCGGGCTTTGCTGCGGGACATCAGGCGGCCAGCTCCATGCGGTGCCGACTGGTTCCAATCGTCGTTGCCCTTGCCGACGCAGATCAGAGAACCGTCGCGCATATTCATCGGAATAATCAGGCGCTCGCCCTTCTTGGCAGACACAGCGCCTTTCCGCAGGATCATGCTCTCGTGGTCGATGTAGTTATGCACGGTCGTAAACTGCTCCTGCGGGACGATGTGCATAGCTTTCAGGATGGCCTTTGCGATGGCCTGACGGTTGGCCTCCGCGTAACGCTGGATGATTTCCATGTCGCTCAGGTAGTCATCCATCAGCTCGCCGGTCAGGTACGCGAGGTCGGGTGCTCCGAAGTCGCTGTGCTGCTTTCTCAGTTCTTCCAGCGCACCGGCGATTTCCTTCTGTCTGCCAGCGGCCTTGTACTCGGCAACAACGCGGCTGATTTCCTCGCTGGTGGGCTTGGTCATGGCCTCCATCGCTCTGCGCTGATGCCAGTTCGCCACCTCAAGGCCGAGCTTTCGGCTACCAGTGTGGATCACCAGCCAGAGGCCGCCGCTCTTATCCTTGTCAACCTCGATGAAGTGATTGCCACCGCCGAGCGTCCCGATGCTGAGGAGCGCACGGCTGTTGTCGATGCCGACGCATTTCAGGCCGCTCAGGTCGAACCACTCCTTCGGGTAGTTGTGGGTGCAGAACCCGGCCGGCACATTCCAGCGGATGGCTTTATCCAGCTCGTCAAGGTCGAGCCTCACCCGCCCCAGCTTGACGGCCAGCATACCGCAGCCGATGTCCACGCCCACGAGGTTCGGGCAGACGCGGTCGTGAATGGTCATCGTCGTTCCGATAGTACACCCAGCGCCGGCGTGAACGTCGGGCATGATCCGCACCTTGGAGCCGTCACTCACGGGATGGTGGGACAGCTTCTCGATCTGCTCCGTCGCTTCCTGCTCGATGGTCTTCGCAAAAATCTTCACATCATTGGTCATCGTCTTTTCCTTTCACTCGCTCCACGGAAACTCTGTGATAATGTCGTCCCCCCAAATGGGCTTCATGCTGTCCTTCATGAAGACCGGCTTGCCGAGCGCCTTGGCCTGCTCGACCACGCCCTCGATCCACTCGCGCTTCGGGACGACCTTATCCTTGCGGTTGCCCGTCTCCGCGCCGAGGATGAACCAGTCCATCGACTCCATAATGTCCTTCTTGGGATTGCCCAGAGGCCCCAAAATCGGCTCAATGCTGGCGAAGGTGTGGTGTTCGTCCGACCAGAACATCGGCACATCGCGCTCGGTCGTCGTTGAGCCGTACCAGAACTCGTCGCCGGCAGGCAGCAGGCCCGCCTCGTACAGTCGGATGTAACGCGCTGGGTTTTTGGTGAGGAACAGGTATCTGTGCCCGGAGGCAGCCTTGCAGGCGTCGAATACCTTCTTGATCCACTCGTCAGGCACCCAATCCCCGAACAGGTCAGCCATCGAACAGACGAAAATCGTCTTGCCGAACCCCTTCGTCAGCGGGTCATTGAGGCGGTACTCATGGAACGTAGGCGTGAAGCCGAAGGGGTACGCCGCATTTCGGACGACGCCGTCCTTGCTGGTAACAGTCAGCCGTTCCTTCAGGTACACCACATTCTCGTCGGTCTCTCCGCCGGCCGCACAGTCGCAGCCTTTGAAGCGATTCGCCGTCGATCTGGCGTAACAGTACGGGCACGGATGGTAGCAGCCCGTGACTGGCGACCACGTCGAATCGCTCCATTCTATTTTCGTCTTTATCAACGTAACCCCTCCTCTAAATAACCCCACTTAATGCCAAGCATCGCTCGCCTTATCGCAGTATGCGACACGCCGTATTTTGCGCCAAGCTCTCTGAGTGAGGCTGTACCCCGCGCCTTCCTGATTTCAAGCACTTCGGCCTCTGTCAACTTATGCGTCCCTGAGCGTTCACCGACTGGCATTTTGTCGTTGACTCTCTTGTCATCAACGTTTTCCTGCCTACTTCCCCAACAAAGGTTTTCCAACCTATTGTCATCGTGGCAGTCGTTAAGATGTCGGCATTCTTCATCAGGAAGCGGCTCTCTATCCCACGCTAAGAGGACGGCTCTATGTACCCGCAGCTTCTCCCTCGTTCCGTCGTATAGGAAGACATGAAGGTATTCGCCATCTCTTATCTGTCGCAAAACCCTTGGTTTGCTTTGGCTCTTAGCAAGCGACAAGATTTGCCCGTTTCTTGATGCGAAGTATTTTCCGTGATGCCCCGGTATCTCGCTCCACAGTTCACCTTGGTAGCGGATAATTTGTCGTTCCATCGCGCATTCTCCTGTCAGAACGGGAGTTCACCGGCGTCGTCATCGGGAATCTCGGAAAAATCTCCGCTGGGCTGCTGGTAGCTGTTGTCGTAGCTGCCACCGTAGCTTCCGCCTCCAGACCGATTACCGCCGTCCTTGTTGCTGTCCCCGAAATAGCCATTGTCGGCCACAACCTCCGCGCTGCGGCGGTTATTGCCATCCTTGTCCTTCCAGTCGCGGATCTGGAGCCGACCTTCCACGACAGCCATGCGGCCTTTCGTAAAATACTTGCTCACAAACTCGGCGGTATTTCTCCACGCAACCACGTCGATGAAGTCCGTCTCCTTCTCTCCGCCCTGCCCCTTGAAGTCGCGGTCAACAGCCAGCGCAAACGATGTCACGGCTGTCCCGCTTCCGGTGCGCCGTAGTTCGGGGTCACGGGTCAATCTGCCCATCAAGATTATCTTGTTCAGCATTCTCGGTTTCTTCCTTTCGTTTCAGTCTGTATAGCTTGCACAGGTGCTTATCCAGCAGGACGCCTCTCGTGAGGTGGTGCTTCTTCTGGAACGTCAGCCACCCTATCACGTGGACTTCGGAATGGTGCTCCCTGCAAAGCGGGAGCACCTCCATTCCCTCGTGAATGATCTCCTCGCGGTCGCGGCCCGCGCCGACATGATCGACGTGGTGCAGGTCGCACGGTTTCCCGCAGATGCAGCACTTCTTGCTCACCAAGCAAGCGTACACATAGTCCTGAACATCATCCACAAAATCGAGCAGAGAGAAGCTGCACGGAATGTCCCAGTCGAGGATGAACCGCACCAAAAACCGCTGGAACGCACACACAAGGCTCATAGGGGCGTTGCTCAGGGAGAACATCTGGTCAGCCGTCTCCTGCAGGTCTTCTGCGATGAACTTCAGCTTCATGTACTCCTTGGTCGGGTCAAGCCCCATGCCGGTGTAGTTCGAGATCTCTCGAATGAGCTTGTAACAGGTGCGCCTCTGCTTATCGGACAGCGGGCGACTGTCGATCATCTGGATATTGCACTCCTTGTACTCGCGCTTCAGGAGCATCGGCCAGTCGTCGTAGCGGGCCTTGATGGTCACGATGCCGTGCTTGTCGATGTCAACGATCCTGCCTCGCACTATGTCGATTGGGCTTTTCATGCCAGCCCTCCTCTCTGCTCAAATCGCGGTTCGTTACGCCTCGGGTTCGTCGTACTCGTAGCCTTTGGGCTCGTTCTCGTCAGCAGGCTCCTCGGTGACAGGCTCTTCCTCTGCGGCAGCGTCGGTCGCATCCGTCTCCTCGGTCGGCTCCTCTTCGCCCGAAGCCTCTTCCTCGGCGGCATCCTCCATGCCGACATGGGGAGAGTCGATGTCGAACAGAACCTCGCTGCAATCCTCACACTCAATGGAGATGTTCACGATCTCGTCATCGCCATAGCCGACGCACACGACGGCGTGACCGACATGGGGGCTCAGCTTCTCAGCGGAGCAGTAGAACGGGTTCTCGGGGCTGGTCGCAGATGACAGGACGACCTTGTTGCCCTGCGTACGGACGGTGTAGTTGCCCATCGCCTCGGTGACGTTCATCGTCTCGCCGATGAACTGACGGAGCCAGCCGAATGGCTTGGACGGATCATGCGCGGGGTCGATGGTTTCCTCCTCAAACTCGCCAGCAGCGTCAGGAGTGGCATCCTCTGCGTCTGCGGGTGCAACTTCCTCCCCGTTGATTACGTGGCTCTCTGAGGCCGCAGGAAGCCCTCTGGGCCCTTCGTCAACGACGTCATATTGGGTGTTGGCGAAGTCAGCAGAATCGCCGTCACCATCAAAGAGCGTGGTCTGGCCGTTGTCGATGTCGCGGTAGAAATACTGTCCACTGGCCTTATCGAAGACCAGTTCGAAGTTACCGGAGAAGCTGCCGCTCTTCTTCTCCTTTCGCTGGATGACGTAGGCGACGGTGTGGTCGAACTTCGGTTTCGTCACCTCTCTGGTCTGATGGCCGCCGGCCACGGTGTAGTCGGGGGCCGAGTCATCGGTGAGGGTGATTTTGACCTTAATGTTGATCTCGCCGGTGTTCTGCTCCGTCTCGATCATGCCAGCCAGCACGTCGCGGAGCGTGGTGTCGAA